GCAGGTTCCGTCCCTGAGCGGGCTTATTGGGTCCGCGCGCGAGCGCTATATAGAGCTCCAGCGGGTGGGAGAGCAACAGGGAACCAGGGGGGGGGAGGAGTACACAACCGGGGGTGGTGTCACCTGCTGCGGGGACCCCTCCAAAGGGCATATGAGCTTAGGAGCCCTGGGGCGTACAGGGTGGGGGAAGGGGGTACAGGGTGGGAGTATGCAGCGGGCTGACCTGCGGTGGGTGGCAGGTGGCCAACCCGGCTCGCAGGCCCAGGCAGTCAGCCTGCTACGGGTACCGGGTACGCGGGCACGACACCAGCGGTACAGGGTGGGGAAGCAGACTGCCAACCGCTGGCTGGACCCCAACACCCTCGGGGTTGCACCCTGGGGATCACGTGGGCAACCGGGGGGGGGAGATGGTGGCAACCCGGGGTCTCGCACCGGCTGCAGGTTCACCCCATCGGGTAACGGGTTATCGGGGTATGCCCCCATCGGGTTCCGCTGATGCCGCCAGGTATCCAAACCAGGGTCCGCACCCGGGCGGAGCCCACGAACCAACCCCAGAGCGTCAACCCCAACACCGGGATGTCCACCCGAGCCTGGCATCAGCATCCCGACAGCACCACCAGCGAGCAGCACCTGTGAAAAATCCAGTAAAGTTTCACCTGGGAACCACTTGATTTCCACTCGAACGTCCCTTATACTTAATACGACGGTCAAACAAGACCGTCTATCGGAGCAGAGGGAGAGACAAATGGCAGAGCAGGCAGTGGCCCAACCGCAGAGCGGCGGATGGACCGAGGAGAAACGAGCCCAGCAGGCCGAGACACTCAAGAAGGTCTACGTGGAGAAGCCAGAACTGAGGGAGCAGCTTCGCACCAAGATGAACGACCTCTACCGGGAGGACAACCCTGAGGGGCAACGCATTCGTCGGGTGCTACGAGTGAAGGGTCTGCACCGTCACGACAAGCTCGATCCGGAACGTCTCACCGCGGAGGAGGTGGCAACCGCCATCGAGCTAGGGTTGCTGGAAGCACCTAAGCCAGTGCCAGCAGCTACCAAGCCAGCTGTAGCACAGCCGAAGCAGGGTACTACCCGGCCTGGCAGCGGTACACGCAAGGGTACGAAGGGTACTACCAAGCGGGTTCCGGCGAACGCGTAACGGCCAGGGTAGTCGAGGGTAGGAGTGAACAGTGTGGGTAGTGCACAGGTTGGTGCCCGGGTTCCAAGCCGCGAAGCAGGTGACCCAGAGAGCACAGCTGTGCACTTCCCAGAAGGTTCACACCACCGAAGGAGGAGACCGAGTAACATGGCACAGCCCACGAACCGAAACAGGCAAGCGGCACAACCTGTGCTCGAGGCCCTGGAACACGATGGTTGGCATTGTGACCCTGACGAGAGTGGCAACACGATCCAGGTGTACGACAGTGCCGGGACGTACACCGCTACAGTCAGGGTGACATGGGAACCGGACCAGATCGTAGGAGGCAGGTAATGGAGCAGCGGCACGACATGGAAGTGTACGGTGCCAGCACCGACAGTGGAGCGGTCAGCACACAGTGGGTACAGGTTGTGTTCCCGGGCAAGGGGCAGGTCACCATCACCCTCGAGACCGGCGAGTTCGCTGGAACGGACCGTACACCGGTGTTCCAGTTCAGCTTCGATCCGCAAGGTGATGACCCCATCCGGATCATCGACCACCGGGGTAACGACATCGAGATCGGAGGACGCAAGTGACCTACCCGACAGCAGAGGAGCAGGTACGGGAGCTTGAGGGTCAGGTTGGTGAACTGACTCGGAAGGTAACCAGCCTCCAGCACGAGGTCGAGACACTGAAGAAGGTCGCAGGGGAGTTCAGTGACCTGTGGCGGCTGCTGACCACCGGGAAGGTGGAAGGGATCGAGGTCACCGCCATCAACTACTTCGACCACGCTGCGGAAGGTGACTACGGAGACATGGCACTGGGGCAGGTCATCCACACCGGAGAGCTGCTAGGGATCATGCGGACGCTGGAGGGCAGCGGCCGGAAGCTACGCAGTTGCAGGATCATACTCGGAACCATACCAGAGGAGGGACGGTAACATGGGACGCCAGGCAGACATGGAACCACTGGTGAACGCGGAAGACGTTCGCCTCACCCCCGCACAACAGAAGTGGGTGATCGCTGCGGTGGAGTTGCGGATCGAGGAGCTGATCCAGGCGGAGGAAGCAACCATCACCGACAAGCAGCAGGTCGAGAACGTCGAGCTGACGATGCTGTGCCAGTTGCAGACCAAGCTCACGGGCAGGGATGCCTGGGGTAGGAAGTTGATGGACCCCACCGGTGAGGATGGTCACGGTTGGTGGAGCTGCAACAACTACGACTGCCAGGTACACCCGAACGAGCAGTACAAGGGGTGGAACGCATGAGAGGTAGTACGAAGGTGGTCCTGTCCAAGCCGATCACCCTGGCACAGGCACCTAAGCAGGCCTGCTACCACGCCTGGGAGGCCTGGGGGCCACACCCCGGCTGCAAGGAGTTCATGACCCAGCCGGAGGCGATCATCCAATGCGCAGAGCCGGCGCAGTACGTTGCGAAGTGCACGTCCCCTTGGGGAGAGGAACGATACCTGGTGTGCACACAGCACGCAAGGGAGATCCGGCAGACGAAAGACGGTCTCCGCTGTAGGGTGTACCGCTACCGGTACGTGAAGTAACCGATGAGGTTGGGTACCAGACATCGTCAGTGGCTGGTGCCCCTACCGGAGGGTTTCTCCACACCGCACTAGCGAAGGGGTACGCAGATGTGTCAGCAGCACTGGGGACTCAGTGAGACCGACACCGAATCGGAAGACGTCCTGGCGGAAGACCTTACCGCAGGCGTCGCAGACGAAGCAGAACAGTACCTCCGCGGGCTGTACCGTGGCCCGCAGGCGTAGGGGGGACACAGACCTGTCTACAGGTCAGGTTGCACGCGTCTTCAGGGTCGACGTTAGGACAGTACAGCGCTGGGCTGACGATGGACGGATCGCGTACACCAAGACGGAAGGTGGTCACCGACGGTACAAGGTGGCAGACGTACAGGCACTCGTCGAAGAGATGGAGCAGCAAGGTGAGGGCACCAAGTAGGGTAGGGTACCTGAAGTGGCACCCACCCTCCTGCGGACACACCTGGTGTGAGAGAGAGACCGTCAGAGACGGTCACGACGTAGCGTTCCTACTGTGGTGCATGATGAATCGGGGGGTGCTGGACATCGGAGACGATGGCCACTACCTTGTCCCACAGCAGACAGTCAGAAGCAGGACCTAGGTACAGGACAGGAGCACAGGTGCGGTTCGAGGACGTATTGAAGGCAGCTCTTGGCAGTGCGGCAAAGGGGGACACGTTCATCCTCGCCGACCCCTACTGCGTGGCGGCTACCAAGCTCGAGGAGGTCGTGTCCACTCGGACAGCGAAGCGTCTCCTCCAGCACGTAGGGGAGGAGGAGTCAGCGTCGATCGCAGACACGATCACGGCGACGATGATCGAGTTCCTGCTGTGCGAGGTAGGTATCTACCAGAAGCAGATCGACGAGTGGCAGGCCCTCTTGGACAGCGTGGCCTCACTGCAGTCGATGGGGACAGAGCTGTTCGGAGCCGGACCAGACAAGGAGGCTGCCAAGCAGGTCGACGACCGTCTCACTTCGGTGCAGCAGCGACTGCAGATCACTCTCAGCTACGTCAGGACGCTGCACGGGAGTGCCAAGGAGCTTGCGACACACCTCGCGGATCACTTCGAGACGCGAATGAAAGCTCGCGAGAGCACAGAGAAGGACCCCGGCTAATTCGTCGGTAGCGTCGAGATCGTACACGGGGGAACACTTTCATCACACCGGAAAGGAGCAGGGTGACGGAACAGAGTGCACAGGTGGATGGGTGGCTTGCCACCTACACCGTGCGAGTGGGTGTTGCAGGTGCGGACGCACCCATCATCCCTGGAGAGCACCACATCCAGGGTCTGATACGACGGTACTTCGTTGACCGTTGGCAGATCAACCGACCGGTCATGGTTCAGGTGGTCCTGGACAACAACATGCCGGTCACGATCACGATGGAGGTGCATGGTGACCAAGCTGGAGAAGCACTTGCTGGAGTCACTGGGAGAGGTGATGGAACAGCTGGAGGAACTACGCCAGCTCTACGACCGAGCGTACCGGGAGGGCCAGCACGGAGTGCCAGCGGTGCCGAGGTTGCTCCTGCAGCGGAACCACCAACTCGAGCTGACGGACCGTTCCTTGGTCGAGGAGACCAAGAGGGTCCTGGAGGGACTGTTGGACATGCCGCAGCAGGACAGTAACACGCCGCGTGAGCTGGTGTCGGTGTCATGACTACCCGGATCTGGTACGATCCAGTCAAGTACCCGTACCAGTTCCAGGAACCCCCTAAGGGGACGCAGGAAAGAAGTGGCTGGGGTAGGTGCTGGAACCTGCAGTGCACAACAGCCGGCGGAGGAGAGGTAGGGTGGTACCCTACCCACCAGCGGGTACCCGTGTACCTCAACCCGCTGGACGCGATGAGCAAGAGGTACGTGTGCAGCACTAGGTGCAAGGAGGAAGTCGAAGTGGTACGCAAGCAGAAGACGAAGGCTGCGGAGGTGTTCGGGGAGGACGCCGTCCAGCCGGAGGAGGTTGTGGCAGCACCGGAGACGGAGACGACTCCGGAGGTGTTGGTCGAGAACGATGGAGGGGTCGAGTCCAACGACGCACTCGACGAGCGCCGCTCCGATGAGGAGAAGGTGGGAGAGACCGACACCGGTGAGGCAGACCGAGTCACGGAGCCGGCTACGCCGTCCGTCGAAGGGGAGGGTGACTCGGAAGCCATCTTCAACGAGTGCAAGATCGGGCCGACGGACACGGCCCCTCACCTGACGCGGAACGATACTGCTCCGCCGAAGGAGAAGACCCTGTGCGGTAGGGTCGTACTCGAGGTCACCAGTGGACCTGTGAGGGGGTTCCAGAGCGACAAGCGATGCGGAGTGTGTAAGCCCATCGCTGCCAGGATCATCAAGAAGTCCTTCGGGAGGGATGAGTGAACGTTCGCAGGGCAGCGACGATCGTTGCGATGCTGAGCACAGCTGTGCTCGCAACGGCGTTCCAGTGCAACCAGGACGGTCCGGGTAAGGAGGACAACAAGCCGGACAACCAGTTCGTGACACCGTCGCCACAGCCGAGTGCTGGGTTGCAGACCGGACGTCAACCAGCGTCACCGAAGTAGAGAAGGAGCCGGGTGTGGACAGCCGCAGAAGGGGGTGGAGCAGTGCAGCAGGCTGGTTGGCTGCAAGTGCCGGGAGAATGCTCCACCCCACCCGGTGCAAATTCGTTCCACCGAACCTATTGATTTTCGCCGGTTTACCCCATATACTTAAACCATGGGACAAACCATTCACACAGGTGGAGGAACGGTGGAGCCAACCTTCAAGGAGCTGCTAGCCCAGCACGGAGAGAAGGTACCCGAGGGAACACTGTACCGGTGCGAGAAGTGCAAGTCGGTGCTCCCGCACGTCGGTTACCGGGAGCCGGCAGCGTTCGACCAGGTGAAGGGGAACTGGGGGTACATCCAGGGAGCCATCACCTTCGTGCAGAACAAGGTCTGTGGATGCTCTCACTCCGCACGCACGCAGGAGTTGTACGACGTGTACGTGGAGCTGATCGGGACGTACGACGTAGCAACGGTGATCGGGTTCACGCTGGACCACCTTCCGGTGTTCGATCCGGACGTGGTACTCCAGACCGGGTTGGTGGAGAAGCTCACCGAGGACTACAAGCAGACGCTCGCGGGGTTCAACGGAGCGGTAGGGCGGCTCACCAGTGCGGTGAGGGAGTGGGGGCAACCGCCAGAGGGTGCACCGGGAGAGGATGCTACGGACGCGTACAAGAAGCCGACGAAGTTCTACGGGTCAACGGACGAGGAGATGGGGTTCTGCTGATGGCCGGGTACTTGGACAGGCAACACCAAGTCGCGGTGTTGCTAGGGGAGGCGTTCAATGCTCAGCACTTGGTACCTGGTCCAGAGGGGACCGGCGCCAGCGAGCCGGCCTGGACTAGGGAGCTATCGGGTCGCACCATCACCGGCTTCACGGTGATGTACGACAACAGGGTGTACTACATCACCGTCGAGGAGGCGGAGTGACATGACCGTATGGCAGCAGCAGAGTGCGATCACGTACCGCGTGACTCGCCAGGGGTGGGACAAGCCCAAGTGGCAGACGTACCTCCGAAAGGCACGCAAGTGGGTGCTCCAGTGGGAGTTCCTTCCGAACGCAGGGTTACTGGCAGGGTTGCTCTTCGCAGCCCTGATGACGGTGCCGCGTTGAACGTAGCGGGCGGTGTGCAGCACCTTGCACAGCTGTGCACCAACCGGTCCGTTCAAAGCCAACGGCCAGAGAGGGTTTGCCTACATGAACACACGCACGTTCTACGGTCACGCGAAGCTGAGCCGTGGAACCGACCAACGGCCCGAGTTCAAGTCGCTCGAGACGGAGGTCAACGCTGCACTGTCGTGGGAAGAGCAGATGAACCTGCTGCGCCTCGCCGCAGACCACTTCTTCGAGTCCATCCCGGTGGACGTCATCGACGTCGCACTCGAGTTCTACGTGGACGGTGCGGACTACCGCTGTGCAGCCTTCGAGAAGCGCGACTGGCGCTGCGGTCAGGACCCTGCGGTGACCCGGCAGAGGGACAAGGAGCGCCAGCAGGAGGAGGACGCAGACGAGCCGACACCGGTGGTGATCGCTGGCATCGACTCGAAGGCGATCATCGACTTCGTGGACACGGTACAGCGGATGGAGGAAGAGGACGGGGACCAGCCCAAGCTGGCGACGGAGTAACCAAGGACCGAGGGCCCTGTGCAACCGTCAGCGCAGGGCCCTCACTAACCGAGAGGATGCGGGATGTCCGCTGACCAGATCGAGATCAACGAGATCTTCGGTCCCACCTTCCAGGGTGAAGGCACAGCTGCAGGGCAGCACTGTCTGTTCATCCGCGTTGCGCAGTGCAACCTGCAGTGCCACTGGTGTGACACTCCCTTCACGTGGGCCTACACCAGAGAGAAGGCGCAGGCGCACCAGTCAGGCAAGCAGTGGACCCGGACGGAACAGATCCACCGCATGCCACCAGCGCAGGTGCTCAACGAGCTCCAGCTGCTATGGGACGTTGCGGAACGGCCGACCATCATCGTAGTCAGCGGTGGTGAGCCGATGATGCAGCAGATGCAGTTGATCCCGGTTCTGGAGCGCTTGGTTGCGTGGGGCAACCGGGTTCACATCGAGACTGCGGGGACGCTGCGGCCCATCTCCGCGTTCGATGACCTGGTGACGCAGTACAACGTGTCACCGAAGCTAGCTAGCAGCGGAAACCGGGAAGCGAAGCGGTTCAAGCCGCTGGTCCTGGAGCGGTTCGTCGGAGACCACAAGGCACACTTCAAGTTCGTGGTGACGAGCCCGAATGACTTCTGGGAGCTCGACGGGATCGTGGTACAGCTCAACCTCCCGGCGTGGCGGGTACAGGTCATGCCGGAGGGGACGACACTCGAACGGAACCTGGAGGTTGCGAAGGAGATCGCAGACGAGGCCCTAGCGCGGGGCTGGGGACTCTCACTGCGGACTCACGTAGCTCTCTGGGGCGACGAGAGAGGGAAGTAGGGATGGGGATCGAACTCGTGCCCGGCCAACCATCCTACGAGGCTCGCAATCTCGGGTGCACCTGCACCTGGCTACGCGAGTTCGGAGTCGGTCCCCATCCAGAAGTGTGGGCGGAGCGGATCATCTGGCACGACCCAGCGTGTCCGCTGCGTCACCCAGTAGACTTCTGCCAGCAGGCAGGGGAACCAAACTAGTTACGGAAGTGGAGTGAGGGTGGCAATCCTCGTCTTGCTGGTCATCGCAGGTCTCGCTGCGCTGGTTGGCATCGGAGTTCTGTGGAACAAGGGTTGGCGCTTCGGGGCTATCGCTGCTCCGCTCGGCGCCTTCGCGATCGTCTGGCTGGCGTGTTCGATCTCGATCGTAGACGCCGGGAACCAGAAGGTACAGACCTCCTTTGGGAAGGTCACCGGGGTCAACGAAGCCGGGTTGAACCTCGTCGATCCGTGGTCTTCCGGGACCTCGTTCTCGACACGACAACAGTGGGTGGAGTTCAAGGACGACCCGAAGTGCGGTGACTGTGAGGACGAGCCGTGGGTCGACGTCCGCCTCGCTGGTCAGGCGACTGCGAAGGTGTTCGGGATCATCGAGTACACGCAGCCGGCAAGCTCGATCGACGACCTGTTCCTTACCTGGAAGTCGGAAGAACGGATCCGGAGCGTCTACGTGTACACCAAGGCGAAGGGAGCGTTGAACGCTGCGTTCGGGCAGTACGACCCCCTCGCAACGGTGAAGCTCCAGGACGACGTCTTCGGTACGTACGGGAAGCTCGCGACGGACAAGCTGCAAGCAGCAATCGGTGAAGTCCTGCCGGGGATCAAGATCACGGTCACCGGGCTGGACCTCGACGACAAGACCGAGGACCAGCTACGCGGTGTCCAGGCTGCGATCGCACAAACGCGGATTGCGGAACAGGGAGCCCTGACAGCGGCACAGATCGCACTCGCGAACAAGACGATCGCTGCGTCGCTCTCGAGCGACCCGGTCGCAGCGTTCTACCAGTGCAGTGCCATGTGGACAACCGTCCTCAAGGAGATCAAGCCGCAGAACCTCAACGTCAGTGCCATCTGCAGCGCAGCGGTGCCGACGTTCAGGTAGCGAGACTGGGGTCCGAGCTCGCTGACGACGTGCTCGGACCCCTCTCGGGCGAAATTCGATCCACCGAACCAATTGATTTCGCCCGGGGTTATCCCATATACTTAACTCACGGGCGAATTCACGCGAGATAGGAGCGCAATGCAGACACAGTGGGGCCTCACGACGCCGGAAGAGCCGATCGCGGAGTGGTACCAAGCCAACGCCGGCGAAGGCGACAAGGAGGCACTCGAGGAGGAGATGGGGAACGTCATCCGGACCGCTCTCGAGGAGCACTTCGGTGGATCGTTCGAGGGTACGACGGTGAGGTACATCGCGTGAGTGGCATCCGATCGCTGGAGCAGGCCGACCTTGTCACCATCAAGGAGGGGATCGACTTGCTCATGGTGGCGCTCCACAAGCCGGACTTGGACCGAGCACAGGTGGAGCTACAAGGCCGGGTGCACGACCTGTGGGACCGGTTGAAGACGGAGCTCGAGCACCGAGCGTCGCAGGTTCAGAGAACGCCAACGCATGAGCTCGCAGTCGCCATCTCCGGCCTCGCACCGGACTTCCTGCTAGACGTTGCGGAGAGAGCTGAACGCGAGGGACACAGGCCGGAGACAGCCTTCGAGAACCTGATCCGAGACTGGCTCACGCGACGCTTGCTGGCAGAGGACAACCCAGACGTACGAGTAGAAGTGAGGCCCGGAGCATGAAGTTGGAGCTGAAGGAGCTGCTGACGATCAGCAAGGCGCTGAACCGTCGGAAGGGCAACATCGAGTCCATCCCGGCGGAGCTGCGGGAGGACGAGGACAAGATCGAGCTGCAGGACATCGACGCTCTCCTGCCGCGGGTCCAGTTCGAGATCAGCGAGCAAGGTGGATCCTGACGTGACTCCGCACGCCGAGGGATGCATCTGCTACTGGTGCATCGCAGCGAACGTGTCCCTCGGCGTCGAAGCAGGAGTCCTCGAACTCGTCGGGTACGAGCCCGACACAGGCAAGTACGTGTTCCGCATCGCAGATGAGGAGGCACCATGGACGTAGTTACCACCCACGTGAACGGCATCCCGTGGTTCATTGCATCCAAACCGTGGTGCTGGCACAGGTGTGTGCCGTGGACCGTTCAAGTGTGGCGCAAGTGGAGCAACGCTCGCATCGAGCACTGCCGCTGCGGTGCAGAGCGAGCCTTCCGCGGAGACGGCTCTGCCCAGTACGCATGGGTGAAGCGGAACTCCCGCCGGAAGCCGAAGGTCTTCACGCCAACGATACCAGCACCATTCCGGCTGGTACGGAAAATCGGGGGCAACTGGTGAGCACCACAAGTGCTAAAACGCGATTTACGGTCAGATCGGAACTCGGCCAACATAAATGTCACGCCTTGATCCGATCTGTCCGTATCCTTCGTTTTAGCCGGATTACACAGTATAAAGGAGGTGTTAAGTGCCCGAAAAATCCGCAGTACCGTTTCCCCGCGCAGGCAGCCAGCACGTCTCTCTCACCCCGAAGCTAGGCAGGACACCGTTCCAGTACATCAACCCGCTATGGAACCACGAAGACGCTACGGCGATGGAGAGGTTCTACCGTGCCATCGCCAGGATGCGGGAGGCGGAGGAGCGGTGGGACCTGGCTCGGGCCAAGGCATACCGGATCAAGCGGCGCGTGTACGAGGATCGTCTCGCCAACGAGCCGAAGGACGCGAAGGTACAGGAGCGCCCGCAGATTGATCCCGGTGCCCTCCTGAAGCAGGTCGAACGGATGCTCCAGTCGTACCAGCCCTTCCTGGATCAGGTGGGAGACATCAACAAGTACCAGGGGTGGATGCAGGCATACGCGTGCATCGCTCAAGCAGAGTGGCTCGCGTGGTCGCTCGAGAACGGACAGCCCCCGGGAGCGAAGGCGCCCATGGGCGGGACGGAGGTTCCGTGACACCGGAGATGATTCGACGGGGTATATATCTAGCACGGGTACGCAAGGGATGGTCGCAGCGGGAGACGGCAGAAGCATGCGACGTGTGGACCACACAAGTCGCGGATTGGGAGGCGGGACGAGTCAAGCCAGGTCTGGAGCACCTGTGCAAGCTCAATGCGGTACTGGAGATGGGCTTGCGGTTCGACGGAGACCTGCTTGACCGGCTGGAGGCGGAGGGCATGCTGACCGTCACCACGACACAGAAGGCGGCGTAGCGTGATGACCCCGAGCTGTGCGGAGAGAAACAGTCACCCGGGTGGCTGCCCACGGCACTGGTACTGCAGGTTCGAATCCTGCCGGGGTCACGAGCTGGGATGGTCCCAGCAGGCAAGGAGCAACACGCATGACTGACGAGACGGCTACGGCCGCCGTTGACACCCCCGCGGTTTCGGAGCAGCGGGGTACGCTCTTCCGGATCCCGGATGGGGCCTGGACCAGCCTGGGGCGGGAAGACCGGGAGCGGTTGGTGAAGTATTGGGACGGACACTCGAACGAGGACCAGAGTACGTCGGTGCTGATCCCGGCCGACGTGCTGGAAGCCGCTACGCCACTCGAGAGGGACTGGCTGCGACCGTTCGAGGTCCGGCCGGAAACCATGGAGGTTCCAGAGGACACCGGGGAGATCGGGGAGTTCCCGCAGTTCAGGTTCTTCCAGATCCCTCAGGACAGCCTCGACCAGCTGACGCCGCTGGAGCGGTTGCGACTGGAGCCACACCGGAGGTTGTCGACAACCCGGCCGGGATACGTGGACTACTCGATCCCGGAGCAGGCCTACCGCGAGGGCTCGAACAACGAGCGAGAGTGGCTCGGCCTGTGGAAGGTCGACTCCCTCGGGGCGGAGCCGGTTGCTACGGAGGAGGAGCAAACGGCACAAGCGGAAGCACAGGTGGTCGTCTCTGCCGTTGCTCAGGCGAGCTTGGACAAGCTGCTCGAGGCGCTGCGGGAGAAGGATGCAGCGCTGGAGCGTCTCGCGGCGGAGAAGGGACAGCTCATCGCGGAGAAGGAGACCGCGGAGCAGAACGCTGCACTGGCAGCTGCGCGGGTCGGCGAGATCGTCACTGGGTTCCACCGGGAAGCGGTCGCACTCCAGCGGACCAAGCAGTGGTGCGACGAGGGCGTGAACGAGGTCCTGGATCGGATCGGACTACCGCAGCTACCGCGGAAGCGGGAGTTCATCTTCGAGGTGCCGGTGACCCTGACGCTGCACGTCATGGTCATGGACCTGAGCGAGGAAGTTGCCGTCGCTGCCGCGAAGGCAGCACTCTCCGGGCAGTCGGCGGTCAACTTCGGACACCTGGTGAACGAGATCGACTGGACACCGACGGGCGTCAACGCTACACGTCTCATCGCTGGCCGGAAGGTCCACCGTGGTGAGGTCAGCTTCGACTTGGACAGCCTGAAGCTGATCGCGCCGCACCAGAGCATCTGGCAGCGTTGAAGGACACCCCGCCGGAGGCGTCCGTGGGCGACGTTGGACATCTCCGAGCGGTGGTACGCAAGGTAGTCCGGTAAAACCCGGCGGGAGGGTGGAAGGCCCTCCATCTACTAGTCAGCAAGGGGTGCTGAGTGAAAGCACAGGTCGGAGCATTCGTAAAGGCCATCGACCTCTTCCTGATGCGGTACCTGGTCTGCTCCGTCACGAAACACGATTGGGAGTACCAGAAGCCGCTAGCAGGATACAAGCAGTGCAAGGCGTGTGAGTCAACCAGTCCGATGACAGCCCTGGAGATCGCCGCTCAGCGGAACCAACGTCGAGCGCAGAGGGACGAAGAGCAATGACGGCACGGACGTACAACCACCTCACTCGACGGAAGGTGGAGGAAGCCCTCGACACGGCGGAGGACCTCCTCGACAAAGTGCGAGATGTCGCTCGCCAGCATCAGCACTGTGAACCCGGTGGGTTCCACACCTGCAACCTCCGGGACGACCTCTTCGACGCGCTGGGTTGGCCCAACGGTGTTCCGGAGAACGGCGAGGAGGAGTAGATCTGGTGCTGGTCATTCTGGATTCTGCCCGTACACTTTTATATCTCTGGCCTCATGGCATATAGAAACGTAAATATGAGATGCGGAAGAAGAGAGCAAAGGCGGGGCAAGAATCCAGATTGGCCAGAGGCAGATTTGCACGAAGGGAAGGCTATGGGATACGTAGGTTCGCAGGTGAGATCGAAGCAACGCCTCACCTCACCAGACGAGGCCATCGAGACCTACCGTCTGCAAGGCCCGGTGACACTGGCGGAGGCGAGATGGCTACGGAACCAGACAGAAGGCCAGCGCGGTCGCTGGTTCTGCACCATCTTCGGGCACCACGCAGCGAAGATCGCAAGGGTGGCATACAACGTGCTCACCCGTAGGTTGGAGGAGGAGGATGAAGCGCGCCGCAGGCAGACCAGCCAGGCTAGCACCGAAGATCCCGGAGACGGTGTCTCCGAAGGCGATGGTGCTGCCGATCGCGATCCGGCTCTGGATGAACGGGAAGCTCCAGGTAGTGGATGCACAGGGCAGCCTGGTGCCGGAGCTATCGGGCCCGTGGCACCTGTGCATACCGGTGCTACTGAAGACCATCCCGTGGGAGTGGATCGAAGAGTGGACGATGGGGAGCTTCAGTCGCTGGATGATGATCGTGTCCCGGTCGGAAGTCCAGGCGCTGGCACAACAGTTGGAGTTGTGGACTGATGGGACGAGGACGGAGTCGTGTCATCCGGCTCTCGGGTTCGCGGCTACCGACGTGGAAGGGACATGAGGGCCACTGGTACGCGCGGGGAGGGATCTTCCTCCACTGCGTCACGTGTGGTTGGGAGTCGACCGCATCCCGGAAGAAGCACGAGCACCAACACGTCGCGTCATTCCGACGCCACGCTGACCAGTACGAACGCCTAGTAGCGGAGGGGAAGATCTACAGTGGACGACACCGTGCGGGAGCCGTCGCCGGAGGCACCGCAGAAGAAGCCACGCACACCGAAGAAGCATTGCGCAAGGTGCTTGCAGGAGGGCCCACCGATGAAGCTGTCCAGCAACCGGGGGAGCCAGAAGCTCGTCTGCGTCAACGAGAAAGCCTGCCGGGAGCGTCGTCGGAAGGCGCAAATCAAGAGTAGGAGGAGTCGCTGATGGCCAAGTACCGCCCGAACCTCTTTCCCTGGGTCGTCGGCTTGGTCATCGTGGCCTTCATTGCGGGTCTCGTCTGGGTGATTTGGTGGACAGCTGTCGAGGAACCGAACCGGTACGACGCTCGCTGCCGGGCGGAGGGCGGACGCGTGATCAAGATCGACGAGAAGCGGGTCTGCGTGACGGAGGACTGGAGGGTCATCCCGATCCGGTGAAAATTGATAACCCCGAACCTATTGATTTTCACGGGGTATTCCCTTAAACTTAACCATACGGCAAACAAACCGCTCAAACGGAGGAGGGGTGAGATGAGTACCATCCCGTTACCAAAGCCAATCCGGTTACCCTCGATGCCGATCCTCTTGCTGATCGTCCTCTGGGATACCCTCTCGCGGATGCTGAGGGAGATCCTATGGGTCGTGAGGTACGAGCTCAAGAACGCGTGGTACGCCGTTCCAACGTGGGTTGACCGCTGGGGTCACCAAGGACGCCACACTGGCGGCTCAGCCTCAGTGGGAGTGTGGGATACACTCACCAACCTCCCGGAGTGCGAGTACGTGATGTCACCCAGGGGACAGCACAGGTTGGGCACCGGCTACGACGCAATGCGTATCACGGAACGAGCGCGGTCGGAGCGCGAGTGGTACGAGAACGAGTTGGAGGAGCGGCAGTTCGAGGCGGAAGAAGCGTTCCGGATCGAGTGTGCGAACCTTCGCTCAGCAATCAACGACCTCGAGTGGGGTTACATCAACCTCCAGGAGTGGTACATCGACCGCTGGCTGGAGAACGTGCAAGGAGAGGTACTGGTGTGACGTGACGGAGGAGCTTCAACCCAATGCGGAGCAGCGCCGGGTGATCCAGCGAGCTCATCTGGGGATGCTGTACGTCGGACAGGACGGGCGGGTGTACGTGAAGCTGCCGAAGTCGTCCTCGATGGCGCCCCAGAAGGCTCTCCGCGCCTGCCTGCAGAACGGATGGGTTAAGCGATGGCCTGGGGGGATATTCAGCTCAACTCCTGAAGGAAGGAAGTGGCTACCAGGTGGCGAAGTACAGCGCCGTTGGGACGCGAGCAAAGTGCAAGGTGGACGCTCGGATGTTCCAGCCGGAGGACACACTGAGCGTAGCGACGAGCTACACGGAGAACCCACTAGTGATCAAGGAGGTCCTACAGGTTCTAGCGAAGCGGTGGAACGATCCCAGGATCCACAACCACATCTGCCCGGACTGCCTGGTGACGGAGGTTCTGGAGTGCATCGGCCGGAACTCGCGCCAGCGGAGCGAACTGACGGATGACGAGGAGCACTATGGAGATCAGTGGTAGCCATGGGTAACCCGATGGGAAGCAACACCGAGACGTACTACGGGCCGAAGGGGTTAGTCACCCTCGTCCAGCAGAACCGCGGAGACGGGACTGCAGCAGATCCAACAGGTAACCGGCGCGCTAGGCGCCTCTGGGCAAAGCAGCACGGCAAGCCAATGCCGCGCCACACGGAAGGAACTGATGTGTCGGATGCAAGCGACACTACCAACGAGGCTGCCTGACGGTCGGGACATCGCAGAACGTGCGCCGGCGAAGGTTACGGGCATCGGGCGCAACAGGGACGCGGTGAAGACTCTCGTCAACGCGAGCCAGATTCTTCTCGATGACGGGACTGTCACGAACCTCTGTGACGACCCGGACTGCTGGTACATGAACGAGAACCCGCGGAGCGTGTTCCACCACCAGCAGAAGCACGCGGTATCTCATGCGGCGGAGCAGCCAGCGACACGGGAGCGAGGAGTTACGGACGACCTCATCCGAGACGTCTTCGCTACGAAGGCCCGGTTGATCGAGGAGCACGGGCTACACGGGTGGATCGCACGAACGGTCCTGGACCTGAACACCCGGGAGGTTCGGACCCAACGCGGTCAGGTGTGGACCAAGGATAGCCTCCCGAAGTTTACGAGCAGATACGCAGAGCGGTCGCGAGTCCTACTCTCTCGGAAGGACGCGCCGCCAGTCGAACTACCCCCGAAGGAACCCCTGGTGGACATCGTTGCCCTCGCTGCAAAGGTCGAGGCTGGCTTCCCGGAGTACTCCATCCCGAGCGAGCCTGCGCCGGTGCTCAACGGGGCCGCAACGGTCTCCGATCCGGCGGGGGTCTTCCGCGAGGAACCTGCGCCAAGCAAGCTGAAGGACCTGATCGACCTCCTGGTCGAGCTTGAGGAAGCGATCCCGGAGCTCATCGAGGCACTGACACTCGCGGAACGCGCAGCGGAACTCGAGGAGAAGGCCCGGAAGTACGACGAGATGAGGGAGCGGTTCTTTGCCTGAGGTCGTGGTCAACCAGCGGGTGCCAATGAACCCGAAAGAGAAGCAGATGCGCCGTGACCTGCGGAAGCGGGAGATCCTGGCACACTGCAAGGCGTGTGGTGGTCCGCTGTGGAACAAGCGCTCCGCTGCGCTAGGTTACGGTGAGTACTGTCTACGGAAGCTGGTCGAAGCAGGAGAGGTCAGGGTCACGAATGGCACAGTTGTACCTGCCGGGGAGTGACCGGGTACAGCACGTGGAAGTGGAGGCGAAGCGGAGATACAGCCACCGCTGCGACTACGGCGCTAACTGTGTCTTCCTGGGCCGGGACTTCTACTTCGACCTCTACTGCCACGTGAGCCTGGGACTCAGCTCGGTGGTCGCTGTCTGGTTCGACAACGTGAGTACCTTCATGTACCTGAACCGGAGAGGTGAGCTAGAGCGGTCGACGAAGTTGGACTTCCTGGTGGAGGCACGTCGACGCGCAGCACTGTGGGGGCTTCTGCAGCGATGAACAATCGCACAGTGGTCGGCCCGACAACGGTCGCCACGTGGGTGGTAGTGCGTCAGTATAGGGGCACTACCACCCTTTTCGTGACCTTCGTTGGCGAGAACGAGGCCGACGTTCAAGACGTCAGCAGCCCGGTGTTCAAGAACGCGCACGAGGAAGCACTGCGCTACCTCCAGCACAACTGGAAGCGGTACAGGATCGAGCAGGACGGGAACCAGACCGAGCGTGGAGTCGCTTGGGGTAGATTGGAGCGCAAGGCATGACGACGGCAACGGTTGACCAGGCGCTGCAGCTACAGTGCCCGAAGTGCTACGCACCACCTGAGTACCCATGCATCTACATCATGCCGAAGGGACTCAACGTCGACTACCCCACCCCCAACACGAAGCGGAAGCTGGCTCGTGTTGGCCAACCGACGGAGCGTCTCCACACCGAGCGCTTCACGTTAGCGTGGGTCCGCGAAGCACGGCGGGCACGGAAGTTCGTAGTGAACGCGGCGACATTCACTCACACTGCAGCGGCGAGAGCGGAGCGGGAGTTCGATCGACGCGAGTGGGAAGAGATGCGGGCGTGGTTGTCTCAGCACGCGGAGATCTTCCAGGCGCTCGGGTGATCGCAACGGTAGCCGATGCGGACGCGAGAGTGTCGAATGGGGGCACAGTCTACATCCACGTCCGACTGCGTCCCCTGTTCAAGGTCGACCCGCCGCTATGGGCGTACATTGGCATCTCGCCGCGGTCTGACTACTGGAAGCGCATCGCGCGGGCGATCCTCAACGAGTACGAGTGGGCGGCGCTGGAACTCTCCGACCGTACCTACACCACGCCGGACGACTACTTCATCGTCGCTACGGAACTGGTGATGCTGCTTCCCGGCAAGCAGGTCCGGATTGCCGTGCGGAACGTCAGGTTCCAGGACATGACCCGGCAGGAGGTCCGATGGATACTGGGCTAGGCGGATTTTTCGGTGTGATGCTAATGTTGCCCACTGTACGATCTCGACGTATACGACGAATTAGCCGGTTAGAATTCCCAGGAAAACGGGTACTTCCTTCTTGATAACCAGAACGGTCTCACTTATACTTGACCAGTAGGCAAGCCAAGATGGAAGTCAGTGTAGCCGTTCTACAGGAGGACCGTATGACCGAAGCCACACCGCTGGCGGAAGCCCTAGCGGGTCAGTTCCCGACCAACTCTCTCGTCCGCCTCACCGCGAGCGAGTACAAGAACTGGGAGGGGATCGTCACCGGCGTCGAGCAGGTCGGCTACGTCGCGTACGTGAAGATCGACCTCGCGTTCAACGCGATGGGCAAGCGCCTTGAGCCGGCTCGGCCGGTTCGGAAGCGCAAGGACTCTCTCGTGACCATCGACGAGTACACCGTCGACCGCAAGGAGCGCGAGAAGGCCGCCGAGGCTCAGCCGGCAGCTGCCTAGGAGGAGGGCGCAGCTGTACCGTGGGAACCGTCGCAGACGTTAGGGTGCGACCGTGAGGTCCGGTGGTTGGAGCGCCATGGCGCGCGGGTTAGACCGGACGGAAAACGTTGGCGGGCCTAGATTGTCGCTAGGGGTGACCGCTGGACACTGGGAGACTGATTTGTCCCGCAGCGCCCGCCGATGCCGTTGCCAGTACCGCTGAGAGGACTGGCGATCCCTACCGGGGTAAGGGTTACTGCTCCGGCGCTTGCCGAACGCGTAGTTCGGACGGAGATGACGCCATCCGACAACGCCGGCTAGCTCGCCGGCGAAAGTGCGCACGCGGAATGGGCAAACCGGCGTACAGGTGTGCTTGGGGAGCGGCTGACTCAGCAGTCGCTCTCCACCAACGCGGGATGGCGCAGTTGGCAGCGCGGCGGATTCATGCTCCGTAGGTCGTCGGTTCAAGTCCGGCTCCCGCTACGAGATGGGTTGTGGGCATACCTGAACTCTCTAGGGAACCCTCGTGGGGAGTATTGCGAACGAACAGCGAGCCCTTTATCGGGCTGTGTGTCAGGTTCAACTCCTGACCTCCCCTCGCGGAGGAGTCTCCGGTTCGTACCGCGGCACTGCGGCCTATGTCGGCGCATGCGGTACGTTACTCACCCGGGGCTAACAATGCCACTCCCTTGAGTAAGGAGTGCTTCCGGTAGCTCAGTGGATAGAGCACCCGCCTACTCGGCGGGAGGTCGGTGGTTCGAATCCATCCCGGGAGACGGAGGGCACAGTAGCCTAGCCAGGCCGCGCACGGAGATACGGCTGCACCGTGGTGCCCTTCGCGAAGCCAAACTCACTCCACCCCACGATGTGGTCCCGGAGCTGTTGAGCGATCAACGGTGCCCGGGACCACATTTTCGTTAACGCGAGGAGCCTGTGCATGACGATTGAGTTGGGACCGTACCAAGAGGAAGCACGGAAGGTGCTGCTAGCCAATCCGCGCTACGGTCTGTTCGACGAGCAGGGGGTGGGGAAGACCTTCCCTGCACTAGCTGCAGCGAAGGAAGCCGTACCGAAGGGAACGAAGCTCCTGACCGTTCCAGCGTACATCATCCCGGACTGGGAGAAGGCGATCCTGCAGCTGTTCCCACACGACACGATAGCCTGCGCTGCGGGTGACGTCTCCGCGAACGTGAAGCAGGCCGCTCTCGAGAGCACAGCTGACTGGGTCCTCATCTCGTACAACATGTGGGCCAACAACTACCCGCTGACTCCGCTCGAGAAGCAGGCGGAGAAGGAGGGACAGAAGGTCGTCCGACGCTCTCGGTACCCGTCACTCTACAAGCGCCACTGGCCGCTGTTCCTCTACGACGAGGCGCACAGGTTGCGCGGACGGAACTCGCTCTGGACGGAGCAGATGTTCAAGCTCCGCAACTCCGAGCGCAAGACGCGGGACAGCTTCTTCTGGTTCCTCACCGGAACACCGCAGGTCCGCGACGCGGGTGACCTGTTCCCCTTCCTCAAGATGGTCGATCGCGATCGCTTCCGCGGGTACTGGAACTTCGTCGAGGAGTGGTGCGACATCACGGAGACGCCGTGGGACAAGGTCGTGGGTGGGGTCAAGAAGGGTCGCGAGGTGGAGTTCAAGGCGCTCCTCGACCGCTACTCGCTACGCCGGTTGGTATCCGAGATCCCGGAGCTGGCGAGCCTCGAGCGACTCCCAAACGAGTTCCACATCGTCAAGATGCCGCCGTCGGTCTACGCGACCATGCAGAAGATGAAGAAGGAGTGGGTGATCGAGCACCCCGACCTGGACTCGCCGAAGGCAATCGAGTCCGGCGGCGCGCTCATTCACGAGCTGCGGCAGATGACGGCTCTGCCACCGACGCAGGCCAATCCGAAGCTCGAGACGCTCCTGGACTTCTTGGACGACAACGCAACCGAGCCTGTCATCGTCTGGTGCTGGTACCGGGAGACTGCAAAGCGCTACGCGGAGGCGATCCGCAAGCGGCATCGCCAAGCGAACGTGTTCTCCGGCGACACCACACTCCGGGAGAAGACACGGACGCTATCGTGGTTCACGAGTGAGGTGGACAATCCCAACGGGGTGCTAGTCGCAACCATCGCCGCCATGCGGGAGGGCGTGAACCTCCAGCGCTGCAACCTCAACGTCTTCGTGGAGCAGAGTGAGTTGCCCAGCGACGACGATCAGGCGGTCGCGCGGACACTCCGGAGAGGGCAGACCAGACCTGTGCGTGTTGTGATCATCCACGGAGACCGCACGATCGACCGGACGGTCTGGAAGCACCAGAGTGAGCGCCGCAGCAACATCGTCCGATCCATGTTGGAAGACATCCGAGAGGAGTTCCGATGAACATCGACGAGCTGGAGAACAAGCTCAAGGAGGAGTGCCCGAACGAAGCACGGTCCTGCGTGGGGACAGGGACGCAGGTCTTCGCTCTGGTCGACGGGACCGTCTACGAGATCCACCACGTCGAGCTTGACCCGGAAGACGGACGGGTCTACCTACGCTTGGAGGAGTGATGTCGGGATCGGTATGCAGGGCGACCTTCTCCATCGTCATCAGCGACACGCAGTTCTGGACCGTGGAGCACTACCGGAAGTGCCTCGGTGCGAGAGAGGCTCACGATGATTGGGCAGCGGAGCAGCTGTGGGAAGCGATGCGAGCCGCCGGGCAAGCATACATTGAGGAGCACCCAGATCTGTACATGTCACCCGGCCTGATTTAGGTTCCTCTATTCCGGTGAACCCGCTTGTCACACACTTGAGTTCCCTTGGCTACTCCCTTAAACTTAACCTATGGGTAGCAAGGAACGCAGGTGTGACAGGCGGGTGTTCTCATGGCGGTAAGGTATACCAGCGGGGAGTTGAGCTTCTCCACTACGGAGCGACAAGAGTTCCTCCGGTGCCGGAGAGCGTGGGACTTCCAGAGCCCGAACCGACGGTCTCTCCAGCGCAAGGGTCTACCGCAAGTCGCACTACACGTTGGCTCCGCGGTCCACTACGGACTTGAAGCACAGGCACTCGGCCTTGACCCGCTCGGCGCGATCGAGAAGTTCTTCGACGTCGAAGCAGCGAGGGTGGCACGAGAGTACGCAGACCGTGTTGGCGCCCCGATGGGGCTTGAGGAACGGAACCAGCTCGCGGAGTCGCGCGTTCTCGTCCGCGCGATGATCCAGCGGTACTTCGACAAGTGGGGTTGGGATAACCCGCTAGGGGACTACGAGTACATCGCTCCGGAGGTCAGCTTCCGCGTTCCCATCCCGCTCGAGAAGTACGCAGACGAGATCGACTACACCGGCCCGCGGCTGTTCCTTGTCGGCACGTTCGACGGACTAGGCCGCAAGCGGAACGTCACCCCCACGCGGGAAGTCTGGCTCATCGAGCACAAGACGTACTCGCAGCGGCCGGACTTCTCCTCGCTCCAGACCGACGATCAGATGCACGGTTACTCGTGGGCTGCACAGCAGCTCTTCGGCATCCCGGTCGCGGGAGCGCTCTACGACGGGATCGCGAAGAAGACTCCGACGGTTCCACAAATCCTACTGGCTGGCACCGTATCTGTTGCTTGGGTCGATACGGACGCAGAAACGATGCTCAAGCGGATTCAGGAGTGCCACGGAGACGCCTGGCACGACCTGCCGCTGATGGCGGGCAAGAAGCAGAAGGTCGTTGACGGCGTTCCGCAGACGCTCATGGACCACTACGAGCCGTTCATCGCGCGACTGCAAGAACGCGACGCGGGTGATCAGACACCGTTCCATACGCGACACCGGGTCCACTTCAAGCAGGTGGCGATCCAGCGCTGGGAGCGTGACCTCTGCCACCTAGCGGTGGACATGGTCGACCCGAAGATCTACCCGAACTTCCCCTGGTCCGGCTGCTGGGACTGCAACGTACGGGACCTATGCAACGCCGTGCAGTTTGGGGAGGACCTCGAGTACGTGATCCGACGCGACTACCGCATCGGTACCTACGGGACTCGGAAGGCACAGAAGGACCTCAGCCCGGAGGAGGTAAACTCCATCGCGGACCTCGAGGGGATCATGGAGAGGAAGCGACGTGAATACGCTGGGGTTGAACCCGTACGTGAAGCCGGCGATATTCCGCCGGGGTTGTGAGCACTACCTGATCCGGTGGCACTCACGCTACTACGGCCTCAAGAAGTTCGAGCACGACAACAACCCGTATCGCTCCCCGTGTACCGGTAGTCAAGGACACTCGGGGTTGCACCAAGACGCAAGCGGCAACATCTGGGGTAAGGAGAAGGATGACTACGACGCTCATAACACCGCCCAAGGTCATGCCACCCGGCGCGATGACCGCGAAGGACGCCGCCGGCAAGGACGGCCTGAACCTCGTAGTGTTCGGCTACGGCGGGTGCGGAAAGACAACGCTCATCGCGAACGCGCAGGACTCCGAAGCCGGGGCTGACGTCTTCATCATCGACACCGACAAGGGCATGAAGTCCCTCGGTGACCGGGAGGACGTCGTGGTGTGGCGTGGTCCGGATCCCGAGAACAAGCCGCTGACCTGGGAAGACATCATCCGGATCATCGACTGGCTGAAGCGGACGGAACACACCTACCGCACCATCGGGTTCGACAGCATCACCGCCGCGTACCGGCTGTGTCTGGCGTACGTGATGAAGTCCAGCCCGACGCCGGACATGCCGTCTCAGCCCGAGTACGGGAAGGCGAACGAGCTCATGCTCGCCGTCATCCGCGACATGAAGGAGTCGTTCTCAGTCCGGAAGGGCTGGAACGTGGTGTACACAGCTCACGCCGAGGAGATGAAGGACGAGTCCACCGGAACGGTGCTTATCCGGATGGCAATCACTCCCGGCGTGGTGAAGGGCCTCTACCAGATCGTCGACGCCATCGGCTATCTGTCGGAGAGCCCGAAGGATCGGACGCGACGGATGATCCTGAAGAACACCCCGAAGGTGGTCGCCAAGTACCGGCAGCCGCAGTCGGGGCCGCAGGTGCCCCTGGAGCTGGACAACCCGAATCTGGGCCGGCTGCTCGAGCACGTCAAGGGGACACGTACGTTCCCGCAGAAGGAGGGTAAGTAAGTGGGTGTCATCACTATCGACTTCGGCCAAGCCGAGTCGAGTGGTTTCGAACCGGTCGAGCCTGGCGAGTACGCGGCGACCGTCACTGCCTGCAAGCTGTCGGACAAGGCCGGCGGCAGCGGGTACCACTACATCGAGATGGAGTACCAGGGCAAGGACCCGAAGCGGAAGTACTGGGCTAACTACAGCCTTTCGCCGAAGGCCATGTGGAACCTCAAGCAGGCTCTGGTCGCGCTCGGCGTCGAGGTGGACGACGGCCCGCTGGAACTTGACCCGGACGACGTGATCGGGCGCGACTGCGTTCTGGTCATCAAGCAGGAAGAGTGGAACGGCCGGATCCAGAACAAGGTGGAGTCGGTCAAGCCTTCCGACGGTCACGACTGGTAAGTCATGCTTACCGTCGGGGCTTTCGATCCCGGCATGACGATAGGGGTAGCGCTCGTCAGCGCTACCCCTTCCTCATTGCGGGTCCTCGACAATCGACAGGTAGGCCACGACAGTTTCAACCCAGTGTCGTTGCTCTCGTGGTGGCACAGTACCTACCCGGACCTGGAGATCGTCACGGAGGACTTCTTGGGAGTCGGCCCACGCTCGCACGCGTCGAACGTCACCCTCAAGGTGATCGGTGGCATCCAGTACGCGTGTCGGTTCTACCACGTACGCTACACCGCCGTACCGTCGCAGGTTAGGCTGCACGCGATGAGCAGAGCACGACAACTGTGCACAGGTGGTCCACACGCCGCCGATGCACTCGCGCACGCGCTTGCGTACGCAGACCGCAAGTGGAGTTAGGAGGAAGCAGTGGCAGTGGCGGACAAGTTCCTGACCATCCCATACACCGAGGAGATGCGGGAACTGATCAGGCTAGCTGCGCATCGTGACGGCCGAGCGATCGCGAACTACATCAAGCACGGAACCGCGTTGCTCCTGCAAGAGCAGGGGTACCTCGATACGGAGTTCCAGATCAAGCCGGAGTTCCGTAGCGCTATCGCGAGGAAGTTAGAAGAAGCAGCGGTCTAAATCGTCGTATACGGTCGGATCGGAGACAGCGCAACATGATAAGGAAGCACAGAAGAGAGGCGGAAATGGCACTTCACGGTGTCAGCGTTCAGCACAACTTCGAGACCGCCCACAGGTTGTGGACCGTCCCGGGCAAGTGCCAGAACCTGCATGGCCACAGCTGGAAGGTCGAGATCATGGTCGAGTGGACGCAGCTCGACGCGCGCGGGATGGTCATCGAGTACGGAGAGCTCAAGAAGCTGTTCCGCGGGTGGATCGACACCCACTTCGACCACGGGACGCTGCTGGATGGACAGGATCCGCTGTTCCACGTCTTCCGCGGTCACGATCTGAAGGTGTACGCGTTCAACGGGAACCCGACGGTCGAGCGGGTCGCAGCAGAGATCGCGGAGGTCGTCACGGAAGACATCCTCCCGCAGGTGACGAACGGTGCACAGGTTCGGCTCGCCGGCGTTACGGTCAGTGAGACCGCAACCAACTCCGCCTTTTGGGCACCGCTACCTTGATCCACATCCCAGCGACACCACTGTGCACTGTCTGCTGGGAACCAGGCCGTTACCTGACGGTCTGTGACATCTGCTTCGGAGACGTCCACGAACGCTACTGCGGGACGGCTCAGAAGGTGTACCGAAAGGATGGCAGCGTTGAGCGCTGGTACGAATGCAACAGCTGCGGAGACGGGCTTGTATAAGCCGCTCGAGCTCGACGAGCTCGAGTACCACTTGGGGCAGGTCTTCAAGAGCTTGGGGTACGACCTCGGGGACCAGCACTTCGTGAAGACGCCGGAGCGCGTCGCTGCATGGATGTGGTCGTTCCGGAAGAACGGCGACCCTGCAGCCGCCGGTGACTTACTGCAGGCCGTGTTCGACGACGAGCACAACTCGCTCGTCCAGGTCGGACCGATCTCCGTCACCTCCATGTGTGCCCACCACGGGCTACCCGTCACCGGGTACGCTTGGGTCGGCTACATCCCCGACAAGCGGGTGGTAGGGTTGAGCAAGCTCGCGAGGATCACGAACTACTTCTCGCAGCAGTTCACGGTGCAGGAGCGGGTGACGCAACAGATCGCGGATGCACTCACGACGCACCTCAACCCGAAGGGTGCGATGGTCGTCATCGAGGCAGCGCATGGCTGCATGTCGCTACGCGGCGTTAAGGAGCCGACGGCGGTGACGGTGACCTCCGCAGTACGCGGCGTGTTCAAGGACGAGATGGGAGCCCGGGAGGAGTTCCTCCGGCTGATGAGGAGGCCGTAGCATGCAACTACGCAAGCAGGAACCGGCGAAACCCGACTACGGAACCCTCGGTGAGATGGTCCGGGGTCTGTACGGAGAGGATGGGTTCAAGCGGATGACGACACCGAAGAAGAAGCCGTTCCTCGAGCGACTCGGTTATGGCATAGGCGTCGCGATCGCGATCGTTCTCAGCTGCGCAGTAGTCGCAGCAGCCATCGCGGGTGTGTACCTCGTCTGGAAGGTGGCACTCCGGCCGTGAAGCTAGCCAACATCGTTCCCGTGGCTCACCTGAAGACGCTGATCGACGAGTCGGAGAGATACCACCTCGTGATCGCGGACATGATCGTGGGCAACACCACCTACCGGAACCACTATCTGGACTGCGTCGAGCGGGGAGACTCCGTCATCATCGACTCGCTCGCCTTCGAGCGACCGGAGGGAAGCAATCCGGGGACCCTACTGTCCGCGTGGGCGGCGCTGTACTCCGTCATGCCATCGGGGAAGAACACACTCGAGATCGTCCTGCCCGACCGGATGGACGATCCAGGAGAGTCCGCACGAATGACGCGGGAGGGCCTGAACATTCTGCGCGGGGAAATCTGGCCTCTTGTGCCACTAACGGACAGAAGGCCAGCCTTCCAGGTCGTTCCACACGGAAAGACCTGGCGGGAATACCTGTTCTACGCCCGAGACCTAGCACAGCTGTCGGACGTGTCGGTTGTCGGCATCCAAGAGGAGATCGACGACCTGTTCGGGATAAGGCGAGAGGAGGCTGTGCGATCCCTGCAGCTAGTGATTGGGGGGAAGCAGTGGCACCTGAACGGTGTTCGGGAGGACCTCGAAGACATCCGCAGCGAGTGGATGCGGAAGAACGTCCGATCGACCGATACGGGGAAGTTCGTGACGTGGGGACTCAACATGCAGGCGGTACGCCCGGACACGAAGCCGGTGCCAACGTACCCCGGTAGGAAGAAGTTCGGTGGGTCGATCGGGTACTTCGCGTTCTGCAGCACCAACCCATCCGCACTTGGGATGGCACGAAACAACATGGCAGCATGGAGGGAGTTCCTAGCGTGTGCGGCATCTTCGGAGCAGTAGTCACCAGCAGAATGCCGGTCGACAGCATAGACGACATCCTCGAGACGTGGCGGCGGAGCGAGGCTCGCGGTCGTCGCTGTTGGGGACTCGTGTGTGCGGACAGCGTTCTGACGCAGACCGTCAGCAACGGGCTTGACGACCCACTCGAAGCGTTGCGGGACCTACTGGTCCAGTCACCCAGCGAAACGAAGCGCATCCTCGGCAACCGTAGAGGTGAACCGACTACGGAGTGGGTTCGCGGAGGCATGGGTCCGGGAGACATCCAACCGTACACCAGTCCAAGCGGGCGGTGGGTGTTCGTCCACAACGGGACGATCGCGAACGACAAGCACCTGATCGAGATCTACGGCCACGAAGGCCAAACCGCGCCGACGGAGATCGACTCGTACGCGATCGGGCTTGCACTCGATGTGTGCGGCTTCGAGCTGACGGTCACGCGCAAGCTGGTCGGGTCCTTCGCCATCTTGGCGATGAACGTGACCGGCGACCCAGAGACACTGTGGTTCGCGACGAACTACAAACCGCTGTTCGTGAAGGGCTCCGCCAACGGGTCCGTGATACAGCTCGCCTCACAGCGAGAGTACCTCGGTCACTCGTACAACGCCATCACCCAGCCGAGCGTGCAGGAGATCCCTTGCTACTCCTTCGGTCGGATCACTCCCGGTGGGATCGACCTGCACCCACTACAGCCGATTCCGACGCAGCGGAAGGTACTTGCGGTCTGCAGTGGCGGGTTGGACTCCTCGTACGCAGCGTACGTCCACGACAAGCTCGGCGACCACGTTACGCTCTTCCACCTGCAGTACGGGTGCAAGGCGGAGGGTCCGGAAGTCGCAGCAGTTGAGGCGCTTGCGAAGGAGCTCGACATCCCAGCGGTGTTCCTCCAGACCGACTTCTTCTCGAAGGACGTTCGGTCCGTCCTTACCGATGCCACGCTGGAGATCAACCATGCCCGTGGTGGAATCGCAGGGGCGGAACTTGCTCATGAGTGGGTGCCCGCCCGAAATACCGTCATGCTGTCTCTTGCACTCGCTTACGCGGAGAAGCACGGGTACAACGTCATTGCCCTCGGGAACAACCTCGAGGAAGCGGGTGCGTATCCGGATAACGAGCAGGAGTTCATCAACAAGTTCCAGGCGCTCGTCCCCTACGCGGTGAAGGCGTACCACCAGTTGCAGTTCTCGCAGCCCGCGGGGACGCTGATGAAGGCGGAGATCGTCGAGTTCGGCACCGCCATGGGGATGCCCTGGCACCTAACGTGGTCATGCTACTCCGGTGGCGAAGTCCACTGCGGGACGTGTGGCCCCTGCTCGATGCGTCGGACCGCCTTCAAGATGGCCGGCGTCGAAGACCCAACGGTCTACATGGAGGAGTGATGCAGCCGCAACCCGACCGAGTGGTAAGGGTCGAACCGGAGCCCATCGAGGTGACCTCGTTCGGCGACTTCAGCCGACAGTTCATGGACTCGAGTACGCCAACCGTTGTCTACCACACCGACCGCAAGTATGGGTTGGAGATGTCCGCGGATGTACTCCGACCGGAACTCCTGCAGTACATGGCTTCGGAGGCAGCGAAGGCGATCGTCGCCGGAGCGTGGAAGCTGACCGACATCGGAACACCGGTAGCGTTCAGCCCGTGCGAGCTCGAGATCTTCCGGAGTGATCAACCGCATCGCCCTACCGTCGTTCGGGTTGCGCTCATCGTCACATACGAGTACAAGAGGTGAGAGGGGCGCATGACCTCCCGTGAACAGGTCCAACAGTTCCTTGCCGCCATCTTCAACGACGGAAACGGGTACATGGCCATTACCCGTGTCCCTGTTGATGGTGGGACGTCGCAATGGCAAGACCTCAGCACAAGCTACTATGCGGTCCGTGAAGGCCGTCCAACCGACGTTGCAGACCTGGTCCCCGCAGATGAGTGGTACCTGGTTCCGTCACTACTTAGCAAGCAGGACAGGCGAAAGGAGGCTGTGCTTCACGCCAGTACTCTGTGGGTTGACTTCGACACTGAGATCAACCCCTACGACCTATCCCCATCACCAAGCATCATCGTCCAGACGAGTCCCGCACGATACCACTGCTACTGGCTTCTGGACGAACCCGCAACCCTCGTCAACCTCGAGTACCACAACCGACGACTGGCCTACGCTTATACCGGAGGAGATCACTCTGGATGGGATGCTGGCCAGCTTCTCCGCCTACCTTGCGGCGTCAATGCCAAGTACTCACCCGCCTTTGAGGTTCGACTGCTCCGCTGCGAACCCGACCGACGATACTCACTGGACGCTTTCAGCCACCTGCCGGAGCACCCCCAGATCCTGATCGACACCAACCCTACGGCGTTCAACCTCCCGAACGTACCGGTGGATAGGGACACCCTCCTCACGAAGCTGCAAGACAGGATCACGGTCAAGCTCCAGCTCATGCTCCGAAAGCAACAGCCGGATCGCTCTCGAGCGCTCTGGTGGGTCTACAACGAGTGCTTCCGGCTAGGCCTCTCTCGCGAGGAGACCTACTGGCTCGTGCGTGGCACCCCGAACGACAAGTTCGCGCACCTGCGGTACAACGCCGACCAGAGCCTCTGGCGAGACATCGTCGCGGGTTTTGCACAGGCTGAGGCCGGCAACCACGATCGTGGCATACTCGACACGATGCAAGCGATCCGCAACGATCGTGCCTCGCAGGCCGACAAGATGGACAAGATGGGTCGCGTTCTGACGATGGACATGGCCAAGCACGGCCTGTTCCTGCAGTCCACGAACCCGACCAGCTTCTACTACTTCGACAACGTCGATGGGCGGCTGTTCGAGGTGGATCCCCGGTCACCACAGCTACGGAAGCTGTTCCTCGACCGGTACGCAATCAACGCCGGTGGGTCGGAGTTCGCGCAGCTGTTCGAGCACGTGATGTCGCGGTGTCAGGACGACGCACCCATCAACGTGTACAAGACGGCGTACTACGACCTGCAGTCCAACCTGTTGTACGTGAACCGGTTCGACAACCACATGTACCGTGTCGGTGCGAAGGAGATCGAGCTCCTACGGAACGGAGAGGACGGTGTCCTGTTCGTCAACCCACCCGGAGCGACGCCGTGGAAGATCCGACAACCGCAAGCGAAGAACCTCTGGGCTCGCCACGTGTTCTCATCGGCGAACGTCGTCGAACAGGCCGGGGTAGACGTTCCAACAGTGCACCACGCACTGTGGACCTGGCTGTGTGCACTGTTCTTCCGCGAGCTGCTACCCGTCAAGCCGATCCTGTTCATGCATGGTGAAGCCGGTTCGGGCAAGACCTCCGTGTTCAAGGGGATCAGCGCGATCCTGCAGGGTGTGAGTGCCGGCATCGCAGACCTACCAGAGGAGGACGACGGGTTCAACCTCCAGGTGGCCAGCAACGACATGGTGTTCTTCGACAACGTGGACTCCTGGAAGCCCTGGCTGCCAGACAAGCTCGCTATGACGTCGACCAGCTACAGCTTTGAGCGTCGGAAGCTGTACACGGACAACTTCATCATGCGGTACACCGTCTCGTGCTTCATTGGTCTGACCGCCAGAACTCCCAAGTTCTTGCGCGATGACGTGGCAGAACGGATCATCCCAATCTATGTAGTGCCATTCGCAGGTCAGCTTGCCAACGAACGTCAGATCGTGGAGAGGTGGAACCATTACCGTGGAGAGCTATGGGGGGAATTGCTCGAGTACCTGCAGCGGATCGTAGCATGGATGGGTCACAACGGTGTTCCGAGCTACAGCGGGAACTTCCGGCAGGCCGACTTCGCAGCACTCCTGAGCGTAACCTGTGCCCTGTCGGAACGCGAGATGGAGCCTGTGCTCCGGTTCATCAAGTTCAACCAGGCCAAGGAGGCCATCGACGACGATCCGATGATGTCCGCACTCCGGCAGTGGTTGGAGCGTCCCGACAACCCAGGCAAGGAGGTCACAGCTGCACAGCTGCACTCGGCACTCGGGTTTACTCCCGGCGGCGCGGAGTTCACGAAGAAGGTTCCCACGCCTCGAGGGATGGCGATCAAGCTGTCCCAGATGGAGAAGTTCCTAGCGACTGCGGGGATCGAGATGGAACGCGTCGGGTCGAGTTCCCCGCGTTACAAGTTCAGTCTTCGGTAGCGCACCATTGACTTTTCCTGGGGTCTTCACGTATAATTAGTTATGGCACTAGTTACAGACCGCCCGTGCGTAGCGGATGCTACGTTCGAGCTACGCGTGCACAAGTACACGGATCACGTGCACGTCGAGTACTGGTTAGGCGTCGGCAAGGCGAACCGTCGGCACCTGCGCACTCGCTGTTTCACCCCCGAAGAGTGGGAAGAGGTCGTTCAGTGGAGCATCTCCCACGCTTCGGGGTTATACGACAACTACGGGGTACAGATCATCGTCGAGGAGGTTTAGCTGATGGACATCGGTGAGGACACCAAGCGTCACACGTTCGAGCCCTTCCCGGAGACGGAGCCGATCGCGGAGCCAACGGTGGAGCCGGTTGAGGTGCCGGAGCGGGAACTCGAGCCGGCATGAGCCAGCACGCGGAAGCCTACGGTGGAGCATACGACTCCACCCTTGTTCCTGGGTCGCTCCGCGGCTACCGCCGCTGGACGATCAAGGCAGAACGCCCGCTGGGAGTCGGGTTACACTCCATCGGGAGAACGTACCACTGGCCGTCGGCGAGCATCGAAGCCACCTGCCTCAACAGCAAGCCACACCCCTCACCCGGGAAGGACTGTACCTGCGGCGTCTACGCCTGTCACTCCCCATACGACGAGCAAGTCAGACCGGTCGTCGTCACTGCTCGCCCGGAGAACAGCGTGTTCGGCGTCATCGCGGCGTCGGGAGACATCGAACTCGGCCACCGTGGGTTCAGGGCGCAGAAGGCACGGATCGTGGCCCTGTGCGTCAGTCACAACATCGAGGTTCTCGACTCCAAGCTGGAAACGGAGGAGATGGTCCACTGGTCGACGGAGGGTGTTCGTAGCGGCGCTATCGGGGTGCAGGTCACCTACATGGTCCGGGGAGCGCACTGGCCGGAGACCTTCCACATCCGCTCCAGAGGAGCTTCGACCAGCTACGGGGTGCAGATGCTCCACCGCGAGCTAGCAACCCGCGAGATGGAGCTCCTCGCGCAGTACCCGGGGGTGGAACTCATCCCAACGGTCGAGGAGCTTATCTCCCGCTACCCGGAGCAGGACGTTAGCGCACTGCTCCCCGAAGGCGTTGTACCGTACACCGACATGCGACGCGTCATCGCGATGCAACGACGCGACGCGGTGGATGGACGCCTAGCGAAAGCGCTTGCGGAGTTTGGGACGCAAACCGTCGAGCACCTCGCCGCCATGAAACACGAGATCGACAAGTTCATCGCGCACGAGCACCACCTGCGCACCCAGCTCCACGCGCACGGGACCGGCAACCGCAAACTCTTGGGTCGGTGGCCGAATGCCTGAGAAGCACGACACCGGGAAGCTACGCTGGGACCTCGTCCCACTTCCCGGCATGGAAGAGGTCGTCCGCGTTCTCACCGACGGTGCGGAACGGTACGGCGACAACAACTGGTTCCGCGGCGAGGGGTTAGAGTACTCACGACTCTTCGCCGCGGTTCAGCGTCACCTCGCAGCCTGGTGGCAAGGGGAGGACAACTCCCCCGACCACGGCTTCCACCACCTCGCTCACGCTGCGTCATCGCTGCTAACCCTCGTCACATACCACAAGCTGGATTACCAGGGAGTTGATGATAGACCGCGGTTCGGAAAACCGGCAACTTCACTGGTAAGCCCGGCTATACCGTTGGATACGGTTGGATCGCCTAACGGCTTGATTAAGCTAAGGCCGCACAAAAATCCGACCGAAATCGAAGGAGAGACCAAGTGACCCTTGCACAGCAACCCGTTACCCCAGAACGTACCGGGTTCCTGAAGCTCGCCGACTGCGAGCACTGCCCCCTCTGCACCGATGCCAAGCCCGTCGCAGGTTCGGGACCGTCCAAAGCACAGGTGGTGCTCGTTGGTGAGGCACCCGGTCGAGAGGAGATCCAGAAAGGGGAGCCGTTCACCGGGAAGTCGGGCTACCTCCTCGACATGACCCTCGCGGACATCGGGATGCCCAGACCGACCGTGTTCGTCACGAACACCGTACTGTGCAGACCACCGACAAAGGACGGCAAGGACGTACCACCGCCGGCGGAAGCCATCAAGTGCTGCTCCAAGCGCCTGGAGGCAGAAGTCCGCAGCCGCTCCCCGGAGATCGTCGTCACGTTGGGTGGCACAGCTGGGCAGGCCATGCTGGACACGAAGGAGCCGGTCAGCAAGTTCCAGGGCGTGCTGCAGTGGAACGAGCGCTTTGGTGCCTTCGCGCTACCCACGTACCATCCGGCAGCGGTGATACACGGCGGGACGGGGTTCTTCGACGACATCTACATCTCGCTACAGCGGGCACATCGGCTGGTGAGCGGGAAGACGCCCTTCCCACCGAAGCGGCACAAGCTGGACTACACCTTCTACGGCACGCGGGGAACGCAGATCCCTCGCGGGAGATACTGGACTTGGTCCGGGTTCTGGGAGCCCAGCGCAACGGCGGAGGAGGCAGACCGCTGGCGGATGCAGTCCGCAGAGCTGATCCGTTGGTGGATCCGCCGGCTGGACAAGCGCAACGGGCAACCGATGTACTTCGGTCTCGACACTGAGGGTCGGAGTACGAAGTACTACGAGCCGATGACGATGATCCAGATCTACGACGGCGACCGATCGTACGCCTGGCCGTGGTGGTTGATCAGCGAGCAGCTCGAGCTGTTCCAGCAACTGCTGAACCACCCCAACGCGCGGTGGATCATCCACAACACGTCTCACGACCGGCAGGTCATCCGGTACTGGATGAAGGTGGACCTGGGTGACCGGGATCTCTGCACGCTCGTGCTCGGGCTGGGGCTAACGGAGCGTGGTGAGCAGGTCGGCCTGAAGTACATGGCCCGACAGTGGATGAACGCACCCTACTACGAAGAGAAGCTCGAGGAGTGGCTCCCGAACAGGGAGTGCCCGTTCGACTGCGTCCCCCCAGACATCCTTGCGGAGTACGGTTGCGAAGACTGCTACTACTGCTTCCACCTCGGGAAGCTTCTCCCGCAGTACGTTCGTGACGAGGGCACCATGCAGCTGTGCAAGGAGCTCCTCCTACCCGCGCAGCGAGCGTTCGGAGATGGTCCGGAGTACCACGGTACGCTCATCGACATGGACTACGCCGCGACGCTGGAGGCGGAGTGGCTGCCCATGATCGAGACCGCCGTCGAGAAGGTGCAAGACTACGCGTCGGCGCAGGGCTTCCCGAAGGACCCCCAGAAGACCGCAGCACAGACGATGGGCGTACCCTGTCCGGAGTGCGTCGTCCCGTTCTTCAACCTCGACAAGGGTGGGATGGTCTTCACCCTCCTCCAGGGGGAGCGCAAGGGTTGGCGAGACGAGCTGAAGGCAACGTCCTTCGGAGATCCCTCCTGCCGCAAGTGCATGAAGCGGCGGTTCATCCTCGTACCGGACAACAAGATCAACGTGCGCAGCAGCGTGCAGATGCAGCACCTGGCGTTCGACATGCTGCGCATGAAGCAGGGGAAGGACGGTCGCAGTTGCAACGAGGACTTCTGGGATACGAACTCCCAGCACCCCTTGACCAAGTTGGTCATGGAGTACCGTGAAACCGATCACCTACTACGGAATTACGTTCGAGGGATTGGTGATGACGTCGGACCAGACGGACGGATCCATCCTGATTTCCTGCTCTTCGGTACGGTTACCGGCCGTCTCGCGATCCATAACCCTCCGCTTCAGACTATCCCGAAATGGGGTGTTAATCCAGAGAAGGCGAAGCTCATACGGAAGATGTTCCGTGCTTCGCCCGGTCACGTGATAGTCGACGTCGACTACAAGAACCTGGAGCTGTTCATCGCGTGGCACTACTCCGGCGACGCGAACCTGGCACGGGCGCTGACGGAGCAGGACTTCCACACCGCAACGGCGGCGGCCATCTTCGAGAAGCCGTACGACCTCGTAACGGGAGGAGACCGGTTCAACAGCAAGTTCGTCACCTTCGGGATCGCGTACGGACGTCAAGCGTACTCCCTCGCGAACGGCGAGCTGTTTGGGATCACCGGTGGCAGTGAGCGAAAGGCTCAGGAGTACATCGACCGGTTCTGGGCACTGTACCCCCGCTACGCCGACTGCTACTTCGGTTGGCAGGAAGAGGCGTTGAGCACAGGTCAGCTGACGACCACGCTCGGCCGGAAGCGCCGCTGGCGGTTGATCACGCCGGCGACCCGGAACCACATCATGAACCAGGCAGTCAACTTCCCCATCCAGTCGCTCGCGAGCGACACCTGCCTCAGCGCACTGATCAGGCTCAACCGGATCCTGCCAGAGCTCGACCTAGGGCGCGTGCTCTTCACCTGTCACGACTCGCTCGTGTTCGAGGTCCGCGAGGAGCGGTTGGACGAGGCGTGCCTCGTCATCGAACGCGAAATGCTGTCCCCGCCGTACGAGACGGAAGCACGCTTCGCCGTCGACATCGAGTGGGGACCATCACTCGGTGAGGTCCAGCGCTGGACGCGGCCGGAACTGGCACTCGCGGCATGAACCGGAAGGCACTAGCAGCCTTCTGCGTGCCAAGCTGGCAATGGGAGGAGGGCGACATCGTGACGCTGACGGCCGCCTGGACGACCGGTCCGTACCCGTCTACCGTCAAGGTCGACCTGTCGAAGGGATGCGGATGCGGCGGAGTGCGCCACACAGAGTTCTACGGTACCGAGGCAACGGCGCTGTGGAGGAGATTCTTGGAGGACAAGTCGTGAGCATGCAGAAGCGGGCCGTACAGACGCCCGTTGGGAGAGTCGAGTTCGAGACTGCGGTCTGCGACGGTTGTGGGACGGAGAGTGTTCCAGCGGAGACCGTCAACTGGTTCAAGCTCGTTGCACAGGGTCCGCAGTTGCCCGTAATGGGTCCGCCGTCGCTGGTTGACACAACCTGGTGCGGGCTGCCGTGCCTGATGGCGAACTGGGGCGGGCAACCGACGGAGCCCGTGGGTGGACCACTCGGCGGGAACGATCCTCAGCTGCAGTAACCGAACAGACTAAAGGGTGGGTACTCAGCGAGTACCCACCCTTTAGCGTGGTTGGACCGATCGGTTAGACGTCCGGGGTGACCTCTTCCGGCGCGCCCGCAACGATGGTTGCGCGCTCCGCCAGACCCGCCACGACCACGATCTGCAGGTCGCCCTCGACATGGATGCCAGGAGCGTCAGAGACCATGTGCACGTTCGCGGTACCAAGAGTGCCGGTTGCCGCTGCGACGGCGGTGCCGTCACCGTTGTCGGTCAGGTTGATGATGGTGCCGTCGTCCACGGTGAAGACCGTGACAGCGCCGTCCGGAGTGGGTACGGGGTGCTCCAGCTCGTCCGTGTACTGGACGTTGAGGGGTACCTTCTTGTCCGCCATGAGATCCATGAGCAGATCGATCCTCTCTGTTGACCTTGGGCGTATCGGGCCGACGACCCGATCACCCGGTACAGTATCGAGTGCAGCACCAACGTGCCACACCATCCCGAAGTGCTTCCCCTTGATGAGGTAGCGCTCTTCGAACAGGAGATCACCGAAGTTGGTGATCTTGCCTCGGGGTAGGCCGATGACGTGCCCTCCTTTCTAGCCCTGCGCGTACGAAACCCGCGCAGACAGCCGGCCGACGCTCGTACCCGTTGTCAGGTACAGGAGGTACGGCACGGAGCTGTCGTACATACGTGGCATGCCCAACTGGATCACGTCCTTCGCACTGATGCGGTTGTCCGCGACGAGATCCAGGAACGCGATGGGACGGATGACCTTCAGCGAGATGCTTCCGGACACCAGGGACGTCCCAAGCGTGACCGACGCGACAGACTGGATGCCCTTGTCTCCCGCAGCCAGGTCGAACACGCTCGTCCACCCGGCGGTGTTGCCGTTCGGCAACGCCTGACCGAGCGAAGCAGTGTTACCGCTGTTGCCATCGGTGTCGGTGTAGGACGCGGTGATGGTCGTGACCGGCGCAGCGTTACCGGTTGCGGTCACGACCTCGAGCGCCAAGAGACAGCCCACACCTGTGCTTGTGCCGTTCTGGTCGCGCGCCGGCAGGCCGGGGAAGGTGATCGCCTGCGCACCAGTTGTGGTGACCACTACGCCGGAGTTCTGCCACAGCAAGTCGCACAGCATCAGTCCGCCGCAGTTCGACCCGACTGCAGCCTCCAGGCCTGCGAGGTAGATGTTCGTGCCACCGACCGCCGACGGGAACGGGATCTGACCCACAAGAGAAGTCTTCTGGGCGCCGTTGATACCCTCTGCCGGTGCGGCTGCAGCTCCGGGCATGCCAGCAAGATACAAGCTGGAGTGGAAGTAACCCGAACCAACAGCGGTGAAGTTGAGCTTGGTGACCGCAGTTGGCGGACGCATGCCTGCGATAACACCGTTCAGTGTAGTGATCGCCACTTTTTCCTCCGGCTTATTCGTCGTATACGGTCGGTTCGGAACTCGGGCAACCTATTTAGGTTGCCCAAATTCCGCTACCCTCACCCGGGTGTCGTCTTCTCTTCGATCTTCGTCGTGATCCCGGAGGGTTTCCAGAACTGACTGTACGTCGCCATCGAAGCGAGTAGCACGACAAGCACAGCTGTGCTCAGCCCCGCAGCGTTCAGCTCGCCGTTGAACCAGGCGGTCAGAAAGCCCGTAACGACGCACGAGACGATTGCCACTAGCGCCTTCACCCACGGCTTCCAGTACGACCGGTTCACGACCGCGACCAGTAGCGGGGTTAGGACACCGACAGCAGCGGACCACTGTGCGATGGGAATGAGCTCCGCAGCCACCACAACTACCCTCCGGTTACCGTGAGAATGGTGCCCGCAGCGAGAACGGCGGCGTCGCCCTTGTCGCCCTTGTCGCCCTTGTCGCCCTTCGGTCCTTCCGGACCAGCGGGGCCTGCAGGACCCTGACCGACACCGGCGAGAACGATCTTCCGGTCGATCACTATCTGGTCCAACTTCGAGAACCACGCCCCGTTTACCTCGGTCCCCGCTCCGCCAGTCAGGAGAACCGATACCCAGTAGTCGGTGTTGCTACCGTACTTCCCGTCGACCTGCAACGGGTGCTCCGGGAGCCGCTCCGCGTACCCAGGGTTGCTGTTCACCAGGAACAACATCTGCTCCTGGAGGTACATCGTGTCGTGACTGATGGGAGAGCCGTTGAGACCCATCCCGTGAAGTGCGTACATCTCCGAATCACCTCCTCCACTGCCACCGCCGCTCGCTCGCCACTGCTCTACCGTCCAACCCATCAGGACGGTCAGCAGTGCCCAGTAGGCCCAGTAGTCGTGGACCATGCAGCGGAAGATCTCTATGTGCATGTGCCAGAGATGCGACGAGTCGCTCGACGCATTCTGCTCCTTGTACTCGTTCCACCCCTCAACCGAGGAGTCCCAATCCGTCTGCCCGAAGAACTGGTACATGACCTGGTCCAAACGGGGATCGTTCGGATCGCGGCCACTGTCGTACAAGCGCTTCGAGTACTTCGAGATGCGGCCGTAGTCACCGCTCTGCGCCTCTGGGAACGTCCAGTCGATCGCAGCGGCGTACGCCTTCCAGTACGGGCCGGTCTTATTCGGTGTGTCTCGAATGGAGTAGCTGTCCGGCCAGTTGTCGAGGTTCGCCTGGCCGGTGTTGTGGAAGTGTGGCTTGTTCGCGTAGATACCGCCAAGCTGCGTCGTCGGCTCCAGCTCCGCAAGCCGAAGCCAGAACCACCACATGGCATCCGAGATGTACTGGTTCGGTGGTTCCGAATCCAGTACGAACACCGGACTATCAAGTGCCATTGTCCCTCCTCTCCAGTTTCCGACGGTACTCGTCACGCTCTTCACGGACTCGCTCCAACTCTTCGTAGAGCTGCCTGTTCCGAGCGACCTCATGGGATAGCTGGTCCTTGAAGCGCGCGGTCTCGCGCTGGATGGCAGTCTCGTACAGCTCTACAACTGCTGCTGCACTATCTACCACCCGGTCCTGTGCTTCACCGGTCGCCTTCGCCTCCGCTCGCTTGGACGCAGTTCGGAGTGTCAGTGCGCGCGTAACTGCGGAGGCTAGCGCTACAACGACGGCGGTGACTGCTGCCGCATCCAAACTGATCAAGCGCCCTACCCTCCAACACTCACCTTCGATAGCGCCGCAGCAACAACTGCGACATCCGTATCCGGGAACTGGTCCCGAATCGTCTCTGCAGCCGACGTCGCGCGTGCGAGCCGCTGCGTGGCGGAGCCCATCTCGAGCTCCAACCGCGACCAGAGGATCTCGTCGTCCTGCCGACCGAGCAACCAGCGCTCGTAGGCGTCCGCTAGACCAACGGACGTAGACCACTCGAACCCATCTACCGGACCATTGACACCGCGCGTGCCAGCCGGTCGAGTAGGGTCTCCAGTGTATATGTGCGCGGAGAGGCCTACCCCGTCCGGAGCGCGGGTGAGGTGGCCTTCGACCACGATCGACTTGTCGTCTGCGGTAAGGTAGAACCAGCGCTGCTGCACAACACCATTCGATTCCTCCCGCTCGAAGCGTGAACTCAACTCTCCTCCTAGTAGGTCAGCAGGTACAGCGCGACCATTGGGATACGACGGCCGGTGGTGACGGTGTTCAACGCACCGCCGCTGTTCTGGAACATCCGGAACTGGACTTGCTCCCCCGCAAAGCCGTTGTAGATGCTTGAGTGTCCACCACCGGTATCGATGCCGCTAGCTGCAGGCTGGCTATGGATGTCCATGAGGACGTCGGCCACACTCGACGAGTACCACCACCAAAGCCGAACGCCAGTCGCGTTGGAGGCAAAGCCAGCGTTGCCGACGAGCAGATACGTTCCAGTGAACGGAAGCGTGAACGGCGTATTCGACGCGGAGGCGACGCCACCGATCGTATCCTGCACGACGGTGGTGAACGTGATCGGCGTGTCCGCGTTGTTCGCGATCGACTGCGCAGCCCCCGTTCGACTCACGATCGCGACCGGCGGCTTCGAGAGCAAGTTCACTCGCGAGGTTATCGGGTCGCCCCACAGCGTCTTGCTGATGTAGGGCGTGGGTACGACAAGGTTCGAAAGTGCCATCTACTCACCCCACAAGCTATTCCACGGCGTACCGTGTGTCAAGGCGGCCTCATCCCCGAAGAAGTAGTGCACCGTTGCAGTTGCGAGTTCCTCAGTTCCCTGACCCTGTGGCTGCTGGTGCAAACTGTACTCCGGAATCTGCTGTGTGTTGATCAACCGCCCCATCCCCTCAATCAACTCCGCACTCACGTCGTCCCATGCACCGACCGGCACAGCCTCCCGGCAGTCCAGGTCCATGAAGTAACCTGCGTCGCCGTAGTCGTCCGTGATCCCGGTCACCCAGTACTCACCGTCCAACACGATGCCGTGACTGTCCTGAACCGTGATTCGGTCGTTGAGCTGCAAGCGAGGATCCCCACGCACGCGCATGCGGGTGATCACCGTCTGCGGCTGCGAGAGCTCCTGTCGCACTGCGTCAACCACTATCTGTGCAACCTCCGCGGACTGGACCCACTGATTCTGTGGCAGCGAGAGTAGTTGATCCCCGTAGACTTCCTGCTCGAGGGAGAAGATGTCCGAGGACGACTCCGCAAGCAACTGCTGCTGCGGCCGGAAGGCCATCCCCGCGATACCCACCCGGACGACGTACACGTCAGTCGAGCGAGAGTTCCGGAAGAACCAGGTGGTCCCGGTACACGTCGAGGGACCAACGATGGACGCCTCCACGTCGTCGGAGAACGTCAGCCACGTTCCCGAGCCATCGATGGCGGTGTTGATGCCGACGTACGTCGCAGGCGTGAACGGCACGCCGGTGAAGTACCCAAAGCCGGTCATGAACGCTTGGTTGACCGGCTCAGTGAACGTCAACGCGAACGTGCGCGTCTCTCCTGCAGGAACCAGTAGACCGACGCTAGTGTTCTCGAAGACCTGCGCGAGGGCGGTTAGTGGCGTCAGCGTCGACTGGTACGGTACGGTCACGCGGTTCCGGATCGTGTCAACCTCTGTCCGAATGTCGAGATCCGTGATGCTTCCAGTCGCCGTCACGGTGACCTGCGGAGTTGCGGCGTTCGGTGCCGACAGGCGAGCACGTGTCCGATACTGTGCAACACCCAACTCGTCCAAGTAGACGACCGCCTGCTCTGCAGCCGCGAACTCCTGCAGGGCACTCCACGACTCCCTCAGCGAGCCATCAACACAGGCATCCAACTCCAGCAACGACGTATCGATGTACGCAGAGGGGGTAAACGGGATGTCGTGCATGTACGGCGTGAACGTCTCCGCCTCGGAGCCGGGGACGGTGAACAACACGGAGGAGATCGGGAAGTACGACAGGATTCGCTCGTTGTCGTACCGCTTCGGGAACTCCGTCGGGTAGTTCACAACCACGGTGGCTATCGATCCACCAACCCCGGCGAGGCTGAAGTGCACCCGTTGCGTACCCGACTCGAAGTCGAAGGTGATGCCTGCACCCCGCCACACGCCGTCTACCGGCAGCGTCGGACCAAACGCCTGGAAGATCTGCACCCCGTTCCACATCAAGCGTGCGAACATCCGCCGGTCGCGCCAGATACCGAGGTACAGGAACCCATCCTGTGCATCACCAAACGTCGTGCGGGAACTCGTCAGGAGCAGGTACATGATCTCGTTCTGCGTCGCTGCGATGGGGAAGTCGTCCCCACGGATCATGAAGTCCACACGTCCGCGGCCGTGGAAGCCACTGATGGATCCCGGGCTGGTCGCGGGCTCAGGTGTGAAGACTCGCGTGTAGTCGCTCGTTCCACCGATCCGGCAGTTGGCGGCGAGCACGTGCACGCCCCGAGTGAACTCCGGACGGATTTGCACAGGGCTGCTGCCCGTTGCTCGTTGCATGATGTGGAACGGTGGAAGCTGAATGCTGCGCAGCGGAGTAGTGTCGAACGACGTTCCATCCGACTGCCGAAGGCTACCGTGCATCGACCAGTACCGGATCTGCTGGAACGTCAGGAAGTCTCCGTTCGCATCCCGCAGGGTGTGGAAGTACGCCTGCCAGTGCGGTGCGGTGTAGAACCCACACTGCGCCATCACCCAGTCGATGATGAAGCTGGCGTTCAACCCGTCCGTTGCGCCGTCCGTCGTTGGGAGGTATACCGGCTTGCGGAAGAACTCCCGGTAGTCCAGCGCGGCGAGATCGACCCTGCGGGTCTTCCCGGATGCACTCAGTCCACGTAGTCGACCCCGCATCCGCGGGACGGACTGCGCGCCGTTACTCGTCTGGAACTCCATCGCGTAACTCACGTCGCGCGTGATGTGCGGCAGCGTGTAGTAGGCACTACCCTTGTTCACCGGGGAGAACAGCCACGCCGGATGAGACGTCTCATCGCCGGGGTCAGCAATCTGCAGCGCGACGATACCCATCGTTGCCTTCGTGGTGGCTACCGTCGTATTCGCGGTGCGGGTGTACGTCCCCGGGCCAACAACGGTGGACACCTGAATCCCCGCCCACGTGCTCTCGTTCGCGTTGTTCCGCGGACCCTGCAGGGAGTACGAGATGAAAACGTCGTCCACCGTGAACGTCGTCCCACCACCGGAGTACCCGGTATCGAGTCGAGCGAAGATGCCACAGACACCAGAGGTGAACTCCGAGTCCGCACCAACCACTGTCCACGTGTCCGGCTCGGTACCCTGCCAGACCTTCAGCTTCAGGTGGTCTGACCGATGCCGCTCCGCAGCGATGTTGATAGGAACGCCGACCTGGTGAGTCAGTCCGGTAAGGACGCTTGCCACCGTCGATGCGACGCCGCCGCTGACCTTCGTGATGAAGGCGTCAACGGTCGCGCCGACGTTGAGTCGCGTCACGCAGCGGTAGTAGTTGTTGGCGTCCTGGTACAGCAAGATGACGCCGGTAGAGATGGTACCACCGACGGCGAGCTTGTCCGTCGAGATCGACGCGCGGACACGAGCGTGGTTGACCTCCGGACCGATGGTCGCGAACTTCGGGTCGTTGACCACGGAGGAGAATATCACTCCCTGCGTCCCGTTCGTCGAGAACGCTGCCGCGGGAGAAACCGCCCAGTCAACGGGTGCACTGACGGTTAGGTTGGTTCCCGGTGCGCCCCAACTGTTCACAGAGCTGCTGCGCGTAAAGTTGTCGTCGATGTGGTTGATCCGGTCTGTAAAACCGGTCCAGCGGCCCGTCGTACCCACCGCGGTGAAGAAGGAGACGAGGATCGCCCGCTGCGACGTCACCGTGATGGGCGGCGTCGTATGCGCGCTGGTGTTGAGCAACTCCGCAGAGATCTCCGCACCACGCACGCCGGTGATACCTGGCTTCGACGTATCCTTCGGACGGACGACGTAGATCATCGCGGAGAGCGGCGCGCCGGGGTCACCATCCTCCCCGATCGTGAACGGGAAGAGTGCCGAGTCCCCGGACCGGTAGCGACGGCCCCACACGCGCGTCCGACAGACGCCAGGGTTGACCGCCTCAGCTAGTGGAACCCACGATTCGCTCTCTCGCGGCTTGTTCGGGTCGGAATCCGGGATGTTGATCCCGGTCCCAAAGGCGGCGACGAACAAGCTCGTATCACCCGGCTCGAACCCGTACTGGTCCGTTTGCACCGTTGCAATGCACAGCAGGTAGTCACCCGTCTGCGGTACAAACGCCGTCAAGCTCAGCTGCTGCGCGATAACGGTGTTGGTCTGGAAGGACGCGACACACAGGAAGATGACGTCCCCCACAGCCCAGGTAGGTGCACCCCGGGCAAGGGTTGCGTCAAGCTGTGCCACCGCGGAACCACGTACGAGCTTGACCGCACCCGGAAGGTCGGTCGTGATCTTCTGGTCGCGCTTGACCGAAGAGACCATCCCCGAAAGGTCGTCAAGCGTGCCGTGTCCCGTTGAGTGACCGTCGTCCAGCCAGTCAACGGTCAGCACAGGCCTGACGGTCCGTTCCGGGGCTTCGATCGCCGCGGCAAGTTCGGGACTCACGTTCTGCACTAGATCACCCCCAGCTGAGCTAGCGTGATCTGGATCTGCCGACGCTCACCAAGTGGCGTCGCAGCAGCCCACTGAACGACCTCCTGCGGAGCGTCAGCGAACGATACGATTGGGAGACCCTCACCGGGCTTCCATGCAGTCACAGCTCCTCCTACCTGCAACTGAGCACTGTCCATGTAGACGTACGTTCCCGCACCAACCGTTGCGGGAATCAGATCGACCTGTGGTGCAGCGTAGACCGCTCCCGCAGGTGCAGTACCGGTTGCCGTACCCTGTGTCCACGTACCTGTCGTCGCGGTGAAGGTCGACCCAGAAGACGTCGACAGCACGACACCGCTCCCGTTGTACCAAACGATGTGGTGCTGCAGGTCGATTGAGGTGTCGGTCCCCTCCGCGCGCCAGTACGACGAGAACGCCCACTGTAGCCCCACAGCTGTCGGAAAGCCGGTGTAGCCGAACGGAGCCTTGAACAGCAGCGCACCACTAGCGGAAGCAGCCGGAACCGTCCACCGCAGCGAACGACTTCCCGTACGCGCATACGTTGCGCTGCTGTTCAGTGCGGAACCACCCGCTGCGAATACCAACTCGAACCCGATCGTGTCTCCACGCGCGTCGGTCCCACTGGCCTGGTTTGGCGCGAGGTAGTTCGTGATTGACGGCTCGAGCATCGCGAACGGCCCAGGTCCGTACTGCCACGTATACAGCGCCTGCAGCTGATGCCACGCGGTGTCGTCGAACGGGAACCGCATCTGCCACTTCCGGGACGTCTGCACCGCAAAGTCGACCGCGTACCCACCGCCAAGCAGCTTTGTGGTCGAGCCGAACTTGTCCGGGCTCTTGTCCATCCCCTGCGCCGGACAGGGCAGGGAGATCAAGTCGGTACCCGGCCGACCCATGTACAGACTGGTTACGCCTGCCATCACCCTCTCCTATCCAACGAGCGCTCGCCTTCCTGGCTAGCGAATACCAACTCCTGCGACCCGATCTTGACGACCACCGGGCGGTCTGCCATCTGCGCGACAACCGGCAGGAGCGCCGCAGCGATGGCCTGTGCCATGGCTTCCGCCGTCTCCCGCATCGACGGTTCCCGAGACCCACCGGAGCGAGACTGGATCCCGATGGGTGGCACCTTGCTGCCCGTACCGGGGTTGAGGAAGCTGTTCGGGAGGATCGCACCCATCGTGTTCGGTACGAACACCTCCGGCCCGCGCTCACCCACGAGGTACGGCGTACCGGCCATCACGGGACCACCCATTGCCCGACCCGGCAGGAGACCCTTGATCCAGTCTCCGCCCTTCTGCACGAAGTCCTGGAGGTTTCGCAGCCAGTCGATCGCCTTCTTGATCTTCTCGGTGATCTTGTCCAGCGTGTTCATGAGCCAGTCCCAGCCGCCCTTCACACCGCTGACCACTCCAGCCCACGCGGCGATGAAGACGTTCTTCAGGAAGTTCACTCCGTCCATCAGGAGCTTCCAACCCGCAAGGACACCGTTCCAGAACGGTACGAAGAACGTGTCGTACAGGAACCGTAGCCCCTGCCCGATCGCATCGAAGATCGGCTGGATGTGAGCCTGCCAGAGTGCGACGGTAGCTTCTGCGATACCCGTCCACGCTTGCACGAGTAGGCCCCATACCGTCGTAACGATCCCCCAGAACCCGCGCAGCACCGACGCCATAAAGTTCCATGCCATCGTCCACTGCGCGACCAGGAAGCCCCACACCACGTTAACGACTGCCATGATCCCGGCCTGGATGAACGCGAAGATCGTCGAGAGGACCTCCCAAGCGACGATCACCACGGTCTTCACGATCTCGAACCCGAGCTGCCACAGTGCGACGAAGAAGTTGATGATGGGCGCGAAGAACTCGAGCACAGCCCTGATAGCGTTCACACCGACCATCACGACGCCGACGATCCCGTTCCAGATGCCCTGGAAGAAGCTCGAGATGCCACCCCACACGTTCTTGAAGAACCCCGTAACGGAAGCCCAGATGGAGTTCCAGACACCGACGATGCCACTCCAAAGCTCCACGAAGAAGCCCGCGACCTTCGACCACACACTCGAGATGTCGTTCCCGGCGCTGCGCGTTCCGGTGAGGACCGCAACGACCCATCCAACGACGGCTGCCAGCGCTCCTGCTAGAGCCTTCGCAAGCCCGGCGGTCTGGTTCGACATCATCATCATGATCGCGGCGCCCTGCATCCCAACCGCAGCCAGGCGAGCGAGGAGAGGCACCAACCGGATGACGGAGACGAGCAGCAACCCGAGGGCTGGCATCATCGGCCCCATCTGCTTGATGAACTCTCCTGCAGCCTTCCCCCAGTCTCGCATCGCGGGTAGCGAAGCAACGATCGCCTTCGCCACCTCTCCAGCGAGCAGGACGGCGAACTCCTTCAACGGCGGGAGGAGTTTGACCAACGCGTTGATCATCTCGCCCTTCATGCCGTTCTGCACAGCCTGCAGTGGCCCGGATACGCTACTGAACGCTGCACCGACCGCCTTCACGATGTCGAACAGTCCCACGAACAGCGGCTTGACCAGCGCGATCATGGTCATCGTGTTCGAGATGAAGTCGTTGAACATGCTCCCCAGGACCGGTGTCGCGCCCTGCATGATCGACGTTATGCCAGCGATGATCTGCGGCATGATCCGGTTGAGGGCTGTGATCGCAGGCGTGAACATCTGGCCCATCCCGAGGACGATGGTGTCCTTCATGATCTGCCATTGACCGAGGAAGGTCTTGTTCTGTGCCGCCATCATGCCTTGGAACCGCTGCAACGGACCAGTCATGTTGAGGAACGCGGTGACCATCGTGTCACCCGCGATCTTGCCCTTGGTTGTGAGCTCCTGTGCCTGCTGCACGGTGATCCCGAGGTGTTCCGCCAGGACCTGCCACGCGGGGATACCGAGCTCCGTCAGCTGTCGCATGTCGGAAGCCATCAGTCGTGACGCGGAGTGCATCTGCCCGAGGGCGAGCACGATCCGGTTGATGCCGGCTTCCCCAACGTTCAGACCGGCGGCGACGTCACCGATCGACCGAAGCATCTTGATGTTCGTCTCCGCTGCGAAGCCGAAGGCCATCAACCTTCGGCTAGCGTCGATGACGCTCTCCATCGAGAACGGAGTCTCTCGTGCGAACGCGTACAGCGCCTGCAGGTGTGCGTTCGCCTTGTCAGCGCTGCCAAGCATAGCCGTCATCGCAACGCGGGCCTGTTCCATACTACCGGCGGTCTTGATGCCGAACACGGTCGCTTCCGTCGCTAGCGCCATCACGCCAACGGCAGCGGTAGCAGCAGCAGCACCCAGGAACAGCATGCCGGAGGAAGCGAGGCGTGACCGGTTGGCCATCGCCTCGATACCCGTGATCGCCGCGCCCGCGTCCACGACGAAGCGAACTGCGAGGACTGCAACGGTACTAGCCATTCGCTCTGTTCGCCTCCTTCTCCCTCTCGTTCTTCACCTGGAAGTACACCTGCCACTCTTCGAACTCCCGGACCGTCAGGGGTCGGGGAGTTCCGTCAAGCAGTTCCTGCACCGTCTTTCCGAGAACCTCTGCTAGCGCGAAGGTGTTGTAGATCTCCGCGTCAGCCTGGAAATCGCGCCATCATCCTCTTGCGGTCCTCTTCGGTCATGCCGGAGAGAGTCGTGATCCTATCGACCACGCGGTCAACGACGCCAGACGCCTTCTCCTGGAGCTGCCCAAAGTGCATCCGCTCGAACTTGGGCTCCCGCACACCCTCGATGAACATCAAGAGCGTCACGATCTCCGGGATCGGCTGACCATCGCGGGTAGCCTCCACCCGGATGTCACCCCGCTGGCGCTGCGTCAGACCCTGGATCCGGATCTTGCAACCCCACTCCGGGATGAACATCTCCTCGGAACCAACGTCCGGTGCCGCCAGAATGCTGTCAACGGTACCGAACGTTGGTTCCTGAACCTGCGACTCGCCCATCTCATCCTCCTCCTTGTGTGTTGCCTGTTACGGGTTAGTACCACGCGTCCAGCCGTTCGACAGCTGGAACTCGCCGGACCAGCTACCCGCATCGGTCGTACTGGTCTTGACGGAGTACTTCGTGAAGAACCCCGTCGACGTGTATCGCGGTAGTCCCGCAGTCGTCCCTTGGGGCTGGTACAAGAGTGCCACCAGTACACCACCGGTGATCGCCGAGTTGATTGCAGCGTCGACCGTCGGATCAAACAGACCCTCCAGCGGTGCCGTCGCGTCGTTCATGCCAGGGATGTACGTCTTGGCGGTGACGCACAGGACCGTAGTCTCCGCCTTGTCCACCGACATGTCGAGCCCTGTCTCCTTCAGGTAGCACGAGTAGTCGATGGAGTTGATCGTCATCTTGGCCTTATTGCCGTGTGCGAATGCCATTTGCTTGTCTCACCTACTTCCGTGCGAACGAGGAGTTGAACGTGAACGACGGCGTAGTACCGGTGATCGTCCACTGCCCTCTGATGTACCGGTTGACTGTGCCAGCAACCGTCTTGCGTTGCGACACTCCCGCTGCGGTGACTGGATCGAACGTGATCAGGTCGGTGTACGCGGAGTTGTCCACCGAGTGCTGGATCTTGCCTGTCAGCGTTGGGGTGGAGGTGCCTGACACCGCGAAGACGTGCAGGTAACCCACACCACCATTCGTCGTGCCAGCCGTATTGTCGTGCGCCATCGCACCGTTTGCGGTAGCCGTCTCAGCTCCCTTAGCGTGCGCGATGACGACCCGCTCCATGCCGACGTTGCCCTGCAACTCGAGCGAGACCTGTCCCGCCTCCGTTGTCGTGGTCTTGATCGAGTTCTTCGTCAGGAGACCCTCGATACCGTACCCGAAGTTCCCGATACCATCGCCCTGTGGCAGGTACAGGTACTGCGTGATCGTACCGGTGAGGGTATCCACCCAGTAGCTGAACGTCGCCGTGTCGAGTGCTGCGTTGCCGTCGAAGAACCCCTCAAGCATATCGGTGATGTCCTGCAACCCAGGGATGTACTCTTTCCCGAGCGACAGTAGGTTAGTCGTCTCCGCCTTGTCGACGGTAACGTCCTGGCCGAGCTCCTTCGCGTAACCGGACGCATCGAACCCCTTGACGTAGAAGCGCGATGTCCGACCGTGTGCGAATGCCATTCTTCACCTCCCTCCCTACACTGGCATGATCGTGATCTTGTACTGGTTCCCCGCGTGGAAGAACACCTGGTTCTCCTCGCGTTCGACGAACGAGAACTCCTGCGTGGCGCGGCAGAGATCCACCTTCTTACCAGCACCTGCAGTGAGCAGTGCGGTGTCGTTGAGGATCAACTGCAGCGCCTCGTCAATGGCCTGTGCGGCCTGCTCTCCCGCGTATCCCTCGACAACGCCCTTGACGTTGTAGAAGTAGTCCGTGTAGGCGATGTTGCACAGGGTCCACGTCTTCGGCGCAGCGGCCTGGTCGAAGATGACGTACGGCATCGCAGAGTTCTCCGGTGCGACGGACTTGAAGATCTTGCCCGCGGTGACACCAAGAGCGACCAGCGTCGGCTGGCCGTTGAGCAGCATGTACAGCGACTGGTCGAGAGCTCTCACAGCGTATACACCTGCCCTGCCAGGAAGTCCACGAAGCGCGCCACATCCATCGCCGCTGGCGTCATGTACGGGTGTGCCGGGTTCCGGGAGGTACCGTACTCCTGATAGGGGGCGTACTCCGTGGGCGACACAACCTCCGCTTCCCAACGGTCGATCTTCACGACGTGGATCTCGGAGCGGAGTCGGCCGGTGTCCACCGGAGCCAGTGCCTTCGCCTGCTTCATCGTCAGGTCCGCCCACACGTCCGTCAGAGTCTCACTCTCACTCGCGAACTGCGCAATCACGTGCGGAAAGCGATCCACGATCATGTGGACTTGGATGCCCCAGTTAGCCACTTGGACTCACCTCCGATGCGAACAGCTCGATGAACGTCTGCTCCGACTGCGGTGCCGCGATGCCGTGGATCATCAGCGTCCGGTTACCGTAGAGGATCCGGTCCTTCGGCTTCACCACCGTCGTCGGCGGCAGGAAGATCTTGTACTCCCACTGCTGCTGACCAGACGCTGCAGCGTCCCGCGCCAGGTCGCCGATCTTGGCCTGCACCCTGCATCGGACGCTTACCGCACTCGAAACCGTCACCGTCGTGCCACCGAACCCGTTCGGGGTAGACCAATCGAGCCGCTCCACTGTGCACAGGTCTGGGAACCCGGACACGACGGTATCGATGATCCCCTGCAGATCGCAAGCGCTCAGCGCCGGATCTCCCGGACAGATTGCGTTCACTACACCCCCGGACCAAGACATCGGCAACGCAACAGTCGTCTCTGCAGCGAGACCCATCGTGAACGACTGGCCCCCCAAGGCCCACGTCATCGGAAGCGCAGCTTCCGTCTCCACCGGGAGACCGAACGTCATGACGGTCTCGTCACTCAGCGTGATGTCGACGAAGAACAGGCCGCCAGTGAACGTCTCGTCGTTGGGAGCGTCTGTCGAAGTCCCACCGTTACGGAAGATGTTGTTCGCCGTAATCGACCCGTTGGAGATCGGTCCGCCGGTGTTCCCGAAGGGGTAGTTGCCGCTGGCAGTACTGGGGATGAAGAACGCTGCGTAGTAGTCCTGGTTCGGGGTGATGTTCTCGACTGAGACGCCACTCACCGGCATCCAAGAGGACGGTGTACCCGAGTGACCGTCTAGCAGGATGTTCTGCAAGAGTGTGGACGGCGCACGCCACAGCTGACACCGCATCCCGGTCTGCAACCCCGTACTCGGAAGCCAAACCCGCATCGCGGTGACGCGCTTTCCAGTTGCGTTGGTCTTCCACTTCATCGCCAGCATCCGGGCGGTCCCACCAACGGCGGACTCCTGATTCGGGGTCTGGCTGGTGAAGATAGTCTCGGTAGCCACTTACCAGCCTCCTCCCCTAGGCCGCAGAAGACCGTGCGAAGCCCGCAGTGTTGAACTGTCCCAGCAGGTTCGATCCGTCGGTCGTGATGTTCGGCGTTACGTCGTACTTCGCCACCGGAATCAAGTTCGCGTCCGTACCACTCGAGGTATCGGCGTCGAAGTACAGGATCGCTGCCGCGACGGTGTTGTTCGACGCACCGCCGGCGCTGACCCAGGTCTGATCCGGGGCATCCAAGTCCACTCGGTTGTTGGTGTCGTCGACAGTCACGACGACACCGGAAGTGATGGTCTTGCGAGCGTAGTTCGTGAAGTCGCACTCGTCAGTCGTCCCCGCGAGGAGTGACTGGATGGTGTCGTGGTCCACGAGTGTCGCATCCGCTTCGAGTCCCGCACTCTTGCACAGGAGCATCCCGAACGCCGCGTTGCCCACGCCGACCTGCTCTGCGAAGTACCGCACTCGGCTGAGCGCCTGGTTGAAGATCTTGTCTGCCACTGTCACCAACCCCTTCCGGTGTTCACGGAGTCATACCGCGGGAGCTTGATGCGCCGCAACGGCTGCCTCTGCTGATACTGCCGGATGAGGTCTGCGATGGCCCGGATCTTCTGGCTCCGGCGATATGCCGAGTTGACCGAGCTGAAGTCGAAGTCGAGCTTGACCTTCGCCATCCACCGCCGGAGGAGGTCACACGCGGCAGCGTATACGTCGTAGTAGCTGCCGGAGAGCCACAGTGGCAGTGATTGACTCGTCGCGAAGGTCCACAAGCCCTGCAAGTCGTCAGAAGTCGTGGGCACGATGGTGTCCCACGTGTTAGCCTGAATGCGTGGAGACGACTCCCAGAATGGGATCTGCGCGTAGAACGCACGCCACTCCGTCACACCGTCGGAGTTGAGATCGTCCGCCTCAACCAGTCGGCGCTGAAACGTATCCGTCCGATGCTGGTCAAGCACCTGCTGGATCTCGTCGTCGGTGAAGTTCAGGGAGCAACCCGACGGCGCAGGGCTGGGATCTCCAATCAGGCCACGGACATAGGTGATGAGTGTGGCCATCGTCGAACGCGCCATCACATCTCCCTCCGTGAGACCGGCTGGGCACTGAGGAGGAGGTCGACAGTGCCCAGCCGGTAGACCCTACAGCCGCACCAACCCGAAGACACCGATGGTACCGGTAGTCGCCGCAGCGAGATCGACGTTGATCGTGCCGTCGGCCTGCGCAAACCGACTGCCGTCGATTTGCTGGTACACCCACTGGTTCTGGGTCAGGGTGATGGTCAGGTCCCCCAGGTGCTTCCGCGAAGCGGGCGGATAGGCACCGGCCTTCAGCGTGACCGTCTTCGAGCCCGCGAAGGTGTTCTGGGCCACCAGGAACAGCCGGCGGTAAGCACGGTCCGGCGTGATGACGTGGTTGTTGGTCGCATCCATCGTGGTCAGCGTCGGGTTCACCGAGCTGCCCGCGGAGTTCATCGAGATGATCGCGACAGCGGTACGTGCCATGGGAGGTTCTCCTCAGTGTTCGTCTTGGAGAGGGATGGGTGGTTAGTGAGTACCCTTGGCCGCCTTGCCAAGCGCGAACGTCTGCGGACGCACGATCTTGGCACCGTACAGCTGCAGACCCTTCACCGCATCGGCGAACCGGCGCTCCGGGCGGTACGCCTCAACCTGATCCACCTGGTTCGCCCAGGTCCAGCCGATCGAGTGGCCGGCGATGATCTGGTAGGCGCTGGACGCGAACGGCACGTTGTTCGACTTGAAGACGTCGAAGCCGGCGACGCGGCCGATGAAGCCGGTGCTGGGCACCGCTCCGCCGATTACGCCAGACTCGAGGTTCATCCGGTTCTGCGGAGTACCGTAGGCCACGAAGCGGCTGTCCTTCAGGAGCATACCCTCGAACCACGGCGGCACGACTGCCCACCGGCCATCCTCAGGAACGTTGTTCACGTCCAGGATGGTTGACCCGTCCACCAGGAATTCGTATGCGAGCTGCTCACCCGCGGCGATGGTGCCACCCGTCACGATCAGCGTCGGCGTGCCGTCGGTACCGAGGGTGCCGTTGGCCGCCGGAATGACGTTACCGGGAGCGATGTCGACGTACTGCGACGCGATGAACGTGTCAGCTGTGTTCCCAAGCGCGTACGCGGCCTCGCGCATCGCGTCGTTCATCATCTTCGGGAACTGCTGGAACTTGTCAATGTCGTCGACCTGGAAGTTGAAGAACTTCTGCTGCGTGATCGTCAGCGTCGACTGAGCGTCGGACAGCGTCTGAGGCGCAGCCATGTCGGTGTTCTTGGTGTAGTCACCAACGGTCACCGCGCCGATGGAGTTGATCCGCACGGTGTCACCCATGTTGCGGATCTCGCCTTCATAGTCCGAGTTGATGATCCGCGGGTTGCCGTAAACCAACGTGTTGTACAGGTTCACCAGCAAACGCGCTGACCACACCTCGGGGATGAAGTTCTCGAGGGACATTCTGTTCTCACCACCTTACTTCTTGTGTGCCTGCGCCATGACCGCTGCGACCTCAGTCCAACGGGCGTTGATCTCGTTCGGCTTCATCTTCTTGATGTCGTCGAGAGTCAGCGGGGGAGAGCCGTGAGCCGCTCCCGGGTTCGTCGGTCCTGCGTTCGGGATCAGCGGCGCTGAAGGTGCAGCTTTCAAGTACGGCTTGGCGACGAGAAGCTCGGTGAGAAGTGCGGCGACATTCTTGGGCGTACCATTCTCCCACACCAGCTTGCCCTTGTCGAGCAATGCCAAGGCCGCTTCGGGGTCAACGTACCCCTGCTGCTGTGCCTCAACTGCTACCGCGTACTTCAGGTTCGCGTCCTGTGCGTCCGCCGCTGACTTCGATGCGACCTCTGTGAGGGCCGTGATCTTCGTCTCGAGCTCCGCCACCTGCGTGGGCATGAACTCCTTGTACTTGGTCACCTCGGCCTTGAGCGCATCGACCTCCGTCTGGAGGCCGGTTGCCTTCGTGCGATGACCCGCAGCTTCCTGTCGGAGCTGCTCAACGTACTTCGCGTCGAACGTGCGGCTAGCATCCACCACTGCGGGCGGTTGCTGCTGCGTACCTGGATCCGTCGGCTGACCGGTCGGTGGCGTCGCGGGCGCCTGGCCCGTCGGCGTTTCCGTTCCCGTCGATGTGGTGGTGGGCCCCAGTCCCGCGTCACCTACGTTTGGAGCTGTCACTTTGTCCTCCTCCTACTGTTTAGTGTATGGTACAACCCCGGGCTGAAAGGAGGGTCCGGCTTTCCAGTATCCCGGGATTGTACCCACCTTGCACAGCTGCGTCACGTGCTGTTCCGAGCCACGGCTGCGTTGGCCCACATTACTGCTTCTTCGATCTTCCGGATGGCGATGACGAGCTCCATCGATTCCGGTGCGAGCTCGTTCACAACTCTCGCGAACGCGAAGCCCGCGCCGCGGATGGTGTCGTACACCTTTCCCTGCTGCTCCGTCATCGGAGGGTGATAGGTGAACCTGTTCGTTAGGTCTTCGGGCAACGGCACGAGTACTCTCCTAACCTCCCGCCGGCCACAGCAGCGCGACGGACACGAGAGCGAGGAACGTCAGTCCGATGGCAGTGAACCCACCCTTCGACTTCACGGCCTCGATGAGGAAGCAGATGGTCGCCAGACAGGCGAACACCAGCGCAAGAATTTGCGCCATTGGAGATACACCTCATTCCCATTTATTTAGCGTCGGATAGTAACGTATACGGTCGGATCGCGTGCGGGGCTGCTATTTTATATTGCCCCAAATTCCCCGACCGTATACGCTTAATTGGCGTTGGTTGGCCGAACAGAGGTCGACGGCCGCGGCGTCTTTGGCTTGCCGGCGGAGTTAACTCCGCCCATGGAACCGATCGGGTTAACGTTCGGGCCCTTGGGAGCAGGCATCTCCTCCGCGAGCTTGACCTGCCGTGCCATCTCCTTCTCCGCCTTGGCCTCGTTGTTGGCACGCTCCACGTCTGGGTTGTAGCCGAGACGCTCGAGGATCGTCTCCTCGCTCGCGCCTAGCTGCTTGTCCACCAGGAGGGTCTGGCGCTCCAGGAACTTGCTACCCGGGAGCACGTCCGGCCACGAGATGTCCATGTCCTCGATCTCCCACGGGTTGCCGTAACCTGCGTCCGCGTGGGTGTCCGCATAGAGCTGAAGCATGCGCCGGTTGAGCTCCTGGAGGAAGTCACCGTAGGTGTCCTGCTTCATCTCCGTCTTCTGCACCACCGGCGAGAACATGATCGACAGGTTCACGCCGGAGAGCTGCCCAGCGGTGACGTCGTACTCGCCCGTCACGATCTGCGGCGTCTGCGTCATCTCGTTGAAGATGAGCCGCAGGCGCTGCGCGAAGTTCATGCTGGGACCGAGTTCGGACTGAATCTCGAGGAGGGACAGCTTCGCGTCCGGATCCGGCAGGGAGATGATCCCGTCCGGTGACACGTCGATCTCTGCGACACCATCCGGCGTCATACCCGTAGCGACGGTCTTCGGGTGCGCGTGGATCCGGATGATCTTGTTGGTGTTCGAGTCCACGTACTGGATGCGCTCGATGATGTCGAGCACGTCCGTCTCCAGGTCTGCCATACCCCAGAAGTCGTTGGGCACGGGTAGGTTCTGGCAGTCCACGATCGGTGCCCATTCGTACGGCCACTCCTGCGCCGGACCCACTTGCCGCCACTCGCCAAACATCCCTCGGGACTCTTCGTTGACGATAGTCCAGATGCCGGCGCCCTTCGTAATCCGCTGGCGGACCGCAACGGCCTCCACACGGACCGAGAACGTATCGACGGTCTGGTACTCGATGACGTACTCCCAGATGTCCTCCACGTCCATCGGGTTCCAACGAACGCGGATGTTCTCCGAGTTCAGGAGGACCATGCGCGGCCACGTCTTGTCAGGCCCACGACCATCCGGAAGCAGCTTGACGAAGACGTGGCCGGTCACGCCGCCGTTGATCGCCATCTTGGTGAGCAACGTCGCCTTGTTGTTGTAGCACCAGATCCGGTCGAGAACGCTGACCCACGGCGGGTCTTCCAGTTCTTCGTCCTCGGCAGTCGTCTCCGGTGTGGCTGTAGCCTGGAAGGTTGGGGCTGGACTGAAGAGGAAGTTGGCCCCGGTGTTCACCAGGAACCGCGCCGGGTTGCCCTTCACGTTGTCGTTGAAGTTGCCCTCGATCTTCAACTGGTCCTTGTACTCGCCGTAGTACGCCTTCCACGCGCGGCACATCCTCTCGGTACGCTTCTCCTCGTCTCGAACAGCCTCGTCGAGGAGACTCTCAGTCCACGTACCCTCAGGCTTCAGCGCCATTACATCCCCTTGCTCTTGCCCTTGCCGCCAGCCTTCTTGCCACCGGCCTTCTTGCCGCCAGCCTTGGTCTTGCCCTTCTCGAACGGGTACGGGCTTACCCCGCCGCCCTTCTTCGGAGGCATTACTCCACTCCCTTCGGTGTTGGTGGAGTCCAACCGAGCTCGGTGAGCAGGTCTCGACTGTCCTCCGCGATCCGTACGTTCGCCCACTCCAGCGAGACACCCGTCTCCCTCACGAGGGGCAACTCCAGCGCCAGGGATGGGATCTCGCGAACGTTGGCGCCAAGCGCGAAGCCGCTCACGAACTGGTCGATCCGCTTCCCATCCAACGAGATCTCCGCGTCCCTACCGCTGAGCTTGATCTCCACCTGCCGTCGCACAGGTGGGGCACCTTGCACAGGTGCGGCGTGGTCCGTTCCACACGGGCAGATACACGACATGGTTCCTCCTCCTAGCTCCAGATGCCCCTTCGGACCTCTGCCTGCTGCTTGCCTCGCTTCGGCCGGTAGCGCTTGGACACGTACTGGAACGACGCTGACAGCGTGTCCACCTGGTCCTTGAACTCCGACACCGGGAACGCCTCCACCTCGTCGATGAACGTGTTGATCCAGGCACCCCGGCAGAGCTTGATCAGTCCGCCCTCAGCAGCGCTGGACACCGGCTGCGCACGGACCTCCTTCGAGCCACTCGGCTTCGCACCGCGGAACACGTAACCCAGGAGGACGTGCCTGCGGTAGTGGTCGATGACGTGTGCGCCAGCGCTTCCCGGCTCCTGCTCCATCTGGATGACCGTGCGGTACTTGCCATCCCGCTGGGCCGTGTTGCCGATCAACTTCTCGACGTTGCGTGGCGACATCTGGACCCGGATCACGTCCTCGACGTAGAACAGGCCCTCGTCCGTCAGGGTCAACTTCAGCCCCACGGTCCAGTCCGGGACGAAGCTCTTCGCCTTGTCCACCTCGGTGGCAGCAAGGTCCCAATGACGCACGCTGGCAATGACCTGTGCTTGTCCCTTGCGGTCACCCATCACCCGCGTCGGCATCTCGTCGACGATCTCGAACCAGTCCCTCCGGAACATGCCACCCTGCTGCTTTGCACCCCAGTCACCGTTGAGCAGCTGTGCTCGGGTGACAGGGTCGAGCTCCATGAGGCTCTCGCGGTAGTCCTCTTGGTCCAGGTACGGGTTGTCCGCAAGGCCTGCTGGGATGAAGATCCTGCCGTGTGACGGACCCTCGACGATGAACCGCTGCCGGACCCACTCGTGGCCCACACCGCCAGGGTTGGCTGCGGAACGCATACGTGTCGGGATACCGCTAGCCGCGTCACGGCGCATACGGGAGAACAGGTACCGGTACTGTGTCTCCGCGAACTGCGTGAGCTCGTCGAAGGCCACGAAGTTGAACTGCGCGCTCTGGTAGCGGTACTTCTGGTCCTCGTGATCCAGGTAGCCGAACGACAACGTCGCGCCGCTTGGGAACGTCCACACCTTGTCCTGACCGTTCCAAGCTGCGTCCGTAGGTGCCAGCCACCGCTGTGCACGTTCCAACAGGGCACCCGGCAGAGCGAGGTCGGAGTAGGTCTTCCGGAAGATGATGGCAGCGTAGTCTGGCTTGTCGACGTACTGCAGTGCGGCCATCAGTAACGCGTCTGACTTACCACCTCCAGCGGCGCCACCGTAGAACGCCTCCTTCTGCGGTAGCACCAGGAAGGCAGCTTGCTTCGGTGTCGGCTGGTGAGGTACGTACTTGGTCATGCGCGGCGTCAGGAGCGACCTCAACCGGTCGTCAATACCTGCGGCCGGCGTAGTCATGCGCGTACCGGCTTACGGTTGGCCTCAACTGCAGCCCGCTGTTCGAGGGTCAGTAGGCCGGTGTCTAGCGCACCCTCGATGAGGACTGCGAGCTCCGCGGACAACGGCCGGCGGTGCGCGATCCACTGACCTGCCTTCAGGCGGGCAAGGGTCTGTTCGAGATCCTGCTCTCGCTCCTTCAGCGTCTTCTCCGCACGCTGGCGCTCGGCCTTGTACCAGTTGGTCCCGAACTCCATGTAGTGCGAGATCATCTCGTCGGTAAGGGCAACACCCTCGTTGACGATGATCCAGGTGAGTGCCACAACACGGCGGTGGTAGTAGTTGAACAGGCCAATCGCTTCTGCCCGCAGGCGACCCTCGTACCTCGGCCAGAGCTTATATAGTCGCTTGACCGAGTCCATGGCTGCCGGGCAGAGCGGGACCACTTGCACGAACTTCTGCGAGTGGTTAACTGGGACCGCCTGACCCCTGCGGACGTCCCAGCCGGCACAGCTGAGTGGCTCCGGTGAGTGCACCGCCACGCATCGGCACTGTGGGATGTAGTCTGCGGCACCTAGCCACTGGTGATACATGCGACGCGACAACGGTGGCCATAGTGCAGTCGTACCCTTCTTGGAGTCACAGTTGCCCTTAGTCCGCTCCCAGTACTCCGGCTCTGGTTGCCGGAGCTGGTAGTTGGCGTCACTCCCGCTCCGCAGTGTCATCGGTAACCACCTCCCCATCCAGTGTTTCCGGCTCAGGTACAATCCCTGCTCGCAGTGCACCCGACGCCTCGAGGATACGTGCGACCTCCAGCAGGCCTTCCGGGGTCAGCTGACTCTCAGGTTGCGGCTCTTCCTCACCTGCGGCCCCTACGGTTAGCTGGGTCTTGTTTGACGGGCTGTAGTCCTCCCGGTTCTTGACTCCCAGCAGCGCCTGTGCTGCACGCCAGTCAGGATCCTTCCCACCGAAGCCATCCGTCGCTGCCGTCATCCAGGTGCGTACCAGTCGCTCCTCAACTGCCGCGCCAGTTAGGTCGATGATCCGGCCCAGCAGGGCGTAGGGGTACTCGCCTGTCGCCGCAAGGCGGTAGTACCGTTCCCACTGTGCCTTTGGGATGCCAACCGCTCGCGCCGTCGTTGTTTGGGACATGCCTGTCGACAGCAAGTTCGCGATGGTCGCTAGCACAGCAGGGCTCAGTGGGCCGTTCCCTGCTAGGTGCGCCTCGAGCTCCTCTTTGGGGTACGCCATCTCCGCCGCGTGCCACACATGGGACGCCTGAAAAAGTGCCACTTGTGCCTCAGTTGGGAGCGCCAGGAAGAGCTGGTGGTTTTCACCGTGGTGAATCTGCATCCTTCCATCGGCGCCGGCACGTGTGAGAGCCTGTTGGTCCTTCATTTGCTGCGGCCTCCTCCGTTGATGTTAAGTGTATGTGGGTTTCCCGCGAGCAAACAAGGTTCTCCCCACGGGTAAACACGGGTTTGAAGCCTTACGGGGCTTTACTGGGGTGTTACAGGGTTTCAAGCCGGCTGGGCAATCTGGATTCTGCCCAGTTAATTTGCTCTCTTATATACCAGCTATTTCCCGGATTTTTTACTCGGGGCCACTTTTTAGGAAATAGATGGGCAGATTCCAGAATGGCCAGGGTGCGAAGGGGAGTAGTCACTTTGGTTTGCAGGGGAGGCACCTGTGCTATACACCTGTGGGTGGAGATTGATGGATGTCTGTCTCGCGTCGTAGCTGAGGGAAGCCTAGCTACTCCCGGAAGTCGGTTTGAAGGCCTGGATTGTTGGAAGCCTAGCTGATCAGTCCCTCCCAGAGCTTCAGTCACCGCCTCGGCAAGCCCCCGCCCCGCCCCCCGCGCCAGGCTGCGCTCGGTACCCGCCTCCCGTACGGGCGAAACGCCACTCACACCCACCGTCCCTCCCGTCGCCCAACTGACGAACGTCTGTCTCCGAACGTCACATGAACCGTACACTAACTGTCGTCGACGGTCACAGTTGACGATCAGACGTTCGTCAATCTACTCTCTGACGAACGTACATATAGACGTATCGTCATATAGCTATACTACGATACGTCAGTACGTTACCCCTGGCCGAACCCGCCCTAAATTTGGTACGAAAAAGAAGCGCGGACCCCTTGTTTTCGCGGCGTTCGTCACATATACTTTTAACATAGGGCAAACAGAGCGGTAGGATACCGCAGAGCGAAGGAGAAGGAAATGGCCAGTCGGAAGGCGCAAGCAGAGATCGCAGCCGTCGCAGCGCAGCCAGTGGAGATGCCAGCGGTGGAGGCAGTCGTTGCGGAGGTCCAGGCCCAGCCGGAGCCCCAGCCGGCACCCCGGCGGAGGGGCGCTACCTGGACGCCCGAGCAGAGGGCAGCCCTGGCGCAGAAGATGAAGGCGAAGTACGACACCAGCACGCCCGAGGGGGCCGCTGAGGTCGAGAAGCGGAAGGCCGAGGCCGACCTCTACTGGAACAGCCCGGAGGGGCAGGAGAAGCGGGCCCACTTCCGCACGCTGTTCAAGAACCGGGCGGAGCTGGCGAAGGCGATCGAGGCCGAGCAGACGAAGTAGGGGTCCAGTGGGGGCCAGGCGGTGCCTGGCCCCTGCCGAACCCGGACGATCGTCGGACGGGCAGCAGGAGGAGGAGCAATGGCGAGCAGGGAGCAGCGGCCGCGCGGGATCGCGGAGGCCCGGCGGAACGTGCAGGAGTGGTGGGGCGCCGAGGTGCCGCAGGCGGACGGGGAGGGCTGGGAGGCCATCCGCCACTCGCTGGCGGAGCTGGGCCAGCTGCGGATCCAGGAGATGCTGGGG